ATGAAAATAACAGCTGCAAAACTTAAAAGCATAAGTGGAAAACCTTATAGCGGAAAGCCTGAAGTATCTGATGGTGATAATCTGTCACTGCGTATTTCACCAAAAGGAAAGATCACGTTTCAGATTAGATACAGGCTAAAAGGTAAGCCTGCGCGTTATAAGATAGGCACATACCCTGAAATGAGCTTGGCGAATGCAAGAGAGGAATGCGAACGTCAAATGACTCAGGTTAGAAAAGAGTTAGATCCGCGGAACATGAAAGCGGTAAATAATGTCAGCGTTGTTGAAACAGAAAACCCTACCTTAATTGACGCAATTAATTTTTGGTACGCACAATACTGCGTCAACATGCGAGATCGTCCACAAGAAATTTATAACCGTATCGTTTCCTGTATTAATGACGATTGGCGCAACCAATATGTTGCTGAAATTAGTAAGCACCATTTTTCTGTTCTATTTAAGCAAATGAATACCGATAGTATTGCTGCTGGCCGTGGCGATGGTTTTGCATTTAATTCTATCATTGAGCTACGTTCAGCTTTGCGTTTTTGTTTGAGGCAAGCTTATATAACGAATGCTGAATTTGAAGCATTGCGTCCTAGTGACTTTGCGAATGACTACCAACCAAGAGAGCATTTTTTAACTATATATGAGTGCCGGCTTATTTGGTCTAATATTGACAACCTTGCTCTTACTGATAGAAACAAAGTTATCCTGAAATGCGCTATGATTTTTGGTTGTCGTATCAGTGAACTGTATACAGCACATAAAACTGATTTTGATTTAGAAGATAAGTTATTCACCGTTAGGCGTGAAAATACTAAAGGAAAAACACAGTCAATTGTTAGGCCTATCCCTGATATTTTGATTAATGACCTTCAGTATCTAAAAGATCTTAGTCCTGGCTTCATTCACATGTTTCATAATCGTGGAGGGGATAAACCAGCAAGTGGCTCAAGTGTTAGCACTATCGCGAATACATGCTATGAAGAAATTGAGGGCGTTAGGCCATTCAGAATGCACGATTTTAGACGAACCTTATCAACTCACTTAACAGATGCAGGTTGTCCACTGCAGTTTACTGAGAAGCTTTTAGGGCACAAAATGAAAGGGGTGCTTGCCATCTACAATAAATCCCCAATGCTTGACGGTTTGACCGAGTGGCTTAATAAATGGGTAGAAATGATCATTAAATAAAAGAAAAACCGCTCAAGGCGGCTATTTCAATAATAAGAAGCTAGTTTAACGTTGCCACTCATTGCCTTTTAATTCTGAAATCCCAGGCATTCTTGAAAATGGCTTGGATTTTTGAATTATCCAAAATATTAAAATTACGGGTGCGGCGATTACTGCTAAAGTTGCTATAAAAACAAGTACTAACCACCAATCTAGTAAATAGCTAACGAGAAGTACACCACCTATACTCAAAAGTACTTTTTTATTCGGATAGATAAATTTAGCAAATTTATCAACTTGCTTATCTGAAACGCTACCCAGGTTTTCTCTTTCTAAGTTTTTAGTTGCTCCACACTCACAGCTTATTGCATCAGGGGGATTGATTCTTGTACAAAATGGGCAGTTGTCTGTTGGTGAAAATCTCGTTTCCATATGAGTTCCTTATTATTAAATTACTTATAAAGCTACACTAAATAACTAGTTGTATACAATAACAAAATAAAAAAGGGTTGCTTTTGTCATGCTGCATCTTAATTAACCATGTTAAATATTCCCCTTAGGCGCTTTGCTTTAATGATTCTGTGTTTAAATCTGAGTAGTGCTTATCAACGACTGTTTTTAGCCAGCGGTGTGGCTTTCCAATGCGGCTAGGTTTAATAAATTCACCTTTAGCAACTAGCTTCCGTAAATAATCTTCTGTGACACCTTCCATAGCGGCAACTTCTTTTGTTGTGTAAAATTTGCTTGATGGTAAGCTCATAAATCACCTATGCTGTTTTCTTGTTATCAATCGGGTTTGCAGCCAAATAGATTGCACTGTTTATGTGTCCTGCCACTGTTTCTAAACGCTCTGCAAAATCTTCGTCTTGGTCTGGTATTTCCATATCGTAATAAGTGCGTCCATTCACTGTGCTGTAGTAAATTCGTATCTTTGGCTCCGTCATTACATCATTCATGTAAAGCTGAAATAGCTTTACTGGTTCGCCTGGTTTATCAGGCATTGCTATTCGCATTTGTCGAAATAGATGCGTTAGGTACTGTTTGCAGGTTGGTCGTTTTTTCATGCTTTCACCTTTTGCTTTTTACAAAAAACATAATTAATCCGGCCTATTAGTTATATTTTGAAGATTTGTGTTACCATCTAAGATGATATGAATTTTGAATTTTCCACATATTTGATTTCCAAATAACTTTTTATCTTTTAACTCGCATAACCCAACCATAGTTTCACACTCCGTTTTAAGCATTTCATTCAAAGGATGCAGTGGATCTTTTTCCCATCCTATGTTTATAAAGTTACTGCAGCTTTGGCATGCTTTTGGTTGTGTTGACCTATCTTTGCCTTTCACAGCTTCTTGTTGTTCCGCTTCCAGCAAAATAAATTCTAATTGCTCCATGATTAACACCTTTAAGCAGCTTCTCGGTTGTGCTTTCTTTTATTTAATTTGCCCACTTCATTACCCCAAACAGACCAGCCTTTAACACGCTTACGAGAAAATAACTCAATACGAGGCACATCACCTGCGAGCTCTACGCATGCCTCTCTAAACTCGTTTGGCTTTTCGCTATGCTGTCCCACCTTAAAAGCACCGCTAAATATTGTGTGCTTCAAAACTTCGTCTAAGCTTTCTGGATCGAAGTGACCTACGGCTCTAACTGAGTGGCTAGCAACTTTAGGCTTGCCTTTAATTGCGATAATGGCTGACTCACTTCCACCGCGGGTCCAAAAGCCCATACCAAAAAATGGGATGTTATTTAGAGTAAGTTTGTTCCATACGAAGCCATTCATATTCTTAAGCGTAAAACCCCATGCTTTCACAACGTCTAAGGCTTCTTGTGGCATTGCGCCGACATACCACAGAACCAATATGCAATCGTCGGCTGCAATGTCATCTATAGGCATTGCTTTTATTTCATCTACCGTCATAGTCGACTTGTATTGATGCTTAGCACCGCTTGTCATGCTTCCACCTGTCTTTTTATTGCTGAATGACCAAGCGGGGTCTGCGTATATCAAGTTAAATTTCTTGCCTTTAAATTGTTCAAACATGGGCTTTCCTTACATACACATCAATAGAGCAGGGTACTGCAAGCCGATGGGCGCGATGGAATATCGTCATCAAAATCCATAGGTGGCTCCATAGGGTTTTGCGGTCCGCCATACTGCTGTGATTGTTGAGGTTTAGGGGTAAATCCACCTTGCGAATTGTTATTACGAGCATTGCTTTGACGTTGATTGTTCTGTTGTCCGCCTTGATGGTGACTTCTTTGTTGCTGTCCACCTTGATATCCGCCTTGTTGATGGCCGCCCTGATAACCACCACCTTGATAGCCAGTTCCTTGATGTTGATCGTTACTACGGCCACCAAGCATCTGCATCTGTCCGCCCATATCGACAACGATTTCTGTTGTGTATTTTTCTTGGCCTGATTGGTCGGTCCATTTGCGAGTTTGTAAACGACCTTCAATGTAAACCTGTGAACCTTTACGTAAGTATTCACCGGCCACTTCAGCAAGTTTCCCGAACAATATGACGCGATGCCATTCTGTGCGCTCTTGCAATTGACCTGTATTTTTATCCTTCCAGCTATCAGTTGTAGCCACACTGATATTTGCCACGCCATTGCCATTAGGCATGTAACGCACTTCAGGATCTTGGCCTAAGTTGCCTACTAAGATGACTTTGTTAACTCCGCGAGCCATTGTTTATTCTCCTGATGCGGCCCTTATACAAGGGCCAGTTAAAATAAAGGTTTAAATAGTGCCAATGAATGTTTGAAGCAGGTTATCTTTGAAGCCATCAACAACCAATGCTTTAAACTCGTTTGCCATATCCTCTTTTTTGGATTCGAGTTTGATAACGCGCAGGGAAACGCAAGGCTTGTCACTGCCTGTAAGTATTGATAAACGTAGCTGGAAAGTTGTTTCACCTAAGCCTTGGTAGGGAATACATTTAAAGTCAATAAAGCTTGGCAATGCGTCACTGTTTTTTGCTTCGACACTATCTAGCGCGCTGGCTTGGTAGCCAAAGTCATCAACTTTAGAATTGATACTTCTTGCTGCTTCGATTGTTAAGTCACGCAGTTTTTTGCTGGCTTGAGCTGGTGTCATAACTTCACCAGCCGTACTTGTAATATTTAGATGGTCGGCCCAATCTTCTATAAAATCACCAGCTTCTTTCTGGCTTAACTTTGCGCTGGCTATACTTAACAACGCTCGGTAAGCTTCTGTTCTTTTTAAATTCAAATTCGCCGTGTGATTTTGATGCTCTGGCTGATCTTCGTTACCAAGGTCTAATATTAATGACGCACTCATGCTTTCGGGATCAATAAAGCACTTTGCGTTGTCGTTATCGTACTCTTGCGCATAATCAAAGAAGTCGGATGGTAGGGCCGTATTAAAGTTCAAGCGATAACTTGCTCTAAATGGCATGTACTTCTCTAGATCTTTTACGCTGAAACTGTCAGGCACTAAAGCAACGGGGACTTTTGTTGCGCTAAGTTGCGTTAATAGCGACGGAATATTTGCAGACTCTTGGATTAGTTGAATTGCTGATTTGTCTAATGACATAACTTAATTACCTTTTGGTTGGTTTTGAAATTGATTGTTGATTACTGCTGAACCAGTGAAAATTGGCCGTTAAATTCTTCTTTTGGCTGTTCAATTGTTAGAACGCCACCTTTGCCAACATAAAAAGGCGTTTCATTTGTGGCGGTTTCTGCTTTTGCCCCGCGTTTTGTCAATGCCGTAAAAGAAACTTTGCTTGATAGCATCACTTGGTTGTTGTCACCGACCTGTTGAAATGAAAGTTCGATATTTACTTTTCCCTTACGGTTTTTACCGCCGTGGATAACTTGCCCCAATGCAACCTCGCTCAGCATGTGTTGAAGTTTTGCTTTAAAAGTGCCAGCTTCAAGTTCAGAGAAAAATGCATCTACGTCTGTTTTGTTTTGTGCCATTTTCGTCACCTTACTTTGTCGTTAAAATTACAACTGCAGCAACAGCAACAACGCGAGCGCTATTTACTATCACCATTTTTAAAAAGTGTTTTTTCTTTCTCGCATCACAAGCGCGAGAAGAATTGCCGATCAATGCCATGTAATCGTGCATCATAGTTAAGCCGCTCTATCTGCGTGAGTTAATGGTTTTATGCCACCTAGAGCCTCAATTAGGCTGTGCATCTTTCTGCACGTTTTAAACGCCTCTGCTCTATTTCGAGTGAATTTCCCACCAGGTAAAACCCAACCTTCCACGTTTTCTTTTTTTGCGCTTACTACTATTGCTGAACCAAAAATAATGTTGTTACAGCGCAAATGCTGAGTCATGCGGTGTTGAGCTATTCTTGTTACTGATGACATAGTTTCTCCCCTTAAATGGCGCGCCCGAAGGCGCTACATTTGTTTAAAGTTTGGAATTAAGCAGCAAGCGCTTTGTTTAATTCTGCTTCTAAGAATGCAATGTGACTTTCAGCTACTTCTAGCTGATCACAAACGCGGTCTAATTCATCGTTCTCTGCTCGGTCCATTGCACTCGGCCATAAGTCCAGAGGGATATAGCCATCAGTATTAGCTGTAGCTTCAAAAACGTCTGACTTGATTGTCCCGCCTAGAAGCGGTGCATTTTGAGATTGAAGTTGATTATCTTCTTGCTGTTCAAATTGAGCCTGCTGAACGCTATGCACATCTTGGCTGGTAACTTGATCTTCAACTGGCTGAGCAACTGAGTTAACAGATTCAAGTTGTTTGGCTTGTGTAAGCATCATTCGCAATTGCTGAATTACTTGTGCTTGAAGCTGGATAACTTCATCTAGGCGTGGACCAAAGTCACTTTCAGTAGGTGTGTAGTTTTCTAACTGAGTAATACGGTCTTGGATCACTTGGCTAGACTTGCCAAAGAAATCCATAGGGCTGTTACGCAATTTATTAATGCGGTTTTCAATAGTGCGCTCTTTTTCAATTTTCTCTTCTTTGGCGCGTAACTCTGCGCGTTCAGCTTCCACTTTTTCGTTAGCTTTCGCTGTTTGATACATTTCATTGAGTGTATCGATCACTTCTTTTTTAGCGTCGATAGCTTCATGAATAATGTCTTTGTGGAATGAGTCAGTTTCGATGAGATCCACAGACTCTAGTGCATCAGCAATATACTGAGAGTCTTTGCCTTTGCATTGCTGAATAAAGCCTTTGAACTCAGCAATCTCTAAGCGTTGTTTATCTAGCATCGCTTCGTGTTCTGCTTTAATACGTGCAGCTTCTTCTTTACGGCGTTTATCTTCTGCTTCAAACGCTGTAATGATTGGGTTGTAAATCGCATCAATTTTATTGATTAAGTCATCACCGTGATCTTTAAGTTCACTAGTGAAGCTAATTCGACGGTCATTGATTGCTTTAGCAAGTTTGTTACGCTCAGTGCGAATTTTACGAGCTTCTTTGAAATCATTGTCATCTTGCATATCAAGTTTGAAAGTCTTCGGGTATTTCTTACGAAGTTCTGCCAGACCTTGCTTTGTAAGGTCTTCTTGAAATACGACTTCTACTAGGTTTGTTGCAGTGCTTTGCTTTGCTGTAGTCATGGTGCTATGCTCCATTTAGTTTCTTAGGTTGATTAGTGCTTGTTGATGCGCTTCGTTTACCTGGCTAACAAAATTGGTTGCGTCAATTTTGTTAGATCTACAATGGCCCTTAACCTCTTGAAGCAGTTTCTTGTGGTTAAGGTTTAAAATTGATTCGTTCTCAGCGCTTGTGATCAGGTCGCTGATTTTCGTGTTAATCCAATTCAAAAACTTTTTGTTTTTATTTATTGCTTCGTCTTGGTTTAGCTTTTCAAGCTCAGCCTTTTTGCGGTCTTTGATTGCTATCGCTTTGTCACGAATATCGATTCTGTTTACAGCTTCGGCGTACTTGTATGCTTTGTTGTAAGCTTCGCGCATTGATTCCATTAACTCTGCAGACTCAATCGCCTCTAAGTACTTATCGAATTTAGCTTTTGGTAAGGCCCAATCAGGTAGTTGTGGAGGAAACCATTGCGCTTCCATTTTTGGGCCGTTTTTCTGTTGCTTATTAAGTGGAATGCGTATGTATTCACCATCACACTCGAAACGGTTATTAACTGGTGAGCAAGTTGCAAACTCTGATTCAAGAGAGTAGAGGTAACGGCCAATACCAAATTGAACGGCTGTTCGCTTCATAGCGCCTGACAGAGCGCCTTTTAGTGGCTCTATATTTGTGTACTCTGCGCCATCCCATTTAGTTACCCATTTATCACCAATGCGAACTTTTAACCCGCAAAGGTAGCCTTTACCGTTAGATTCTTCTTGATAGACATTTTCCCAGCCATCCAGACCTAGAACGTCATCTAATCGTTGTTGGATTGCGCGGTTAGTGATGTATGGAATAACCATTACCCAAGGCTTTTGCTTGTTAGAAACACCGCTTTGTTGAACACGCCATTCAATGTCATGTTCTTCAAAAGGATCGGCTAATAAGCGCTGAATTTCTTTAACGTCATGCATTGGTTTAGCTCACTAAATCAAGAGGGCAGTTAAGTTGATTAAGCTCGTCGATTACCGCATTGATTTTTTGTGCTGAATCTTTCGCATTTAGCAAGATGGTCTCTAAGGCAACAGTCTCGTTTGACTCGTCTTTTATGAAGATTGAAACCACATCATTAGCTGGTGAAATACTCACGCAGGCTGTGTGCTTAGCAAGTGCGAAAGTAAGCGACGCTGAAATTAGACGATGTAGTGCTAGTTCAACTGACTCTTTATGTTGTTTAGTGTTGCTATCCATGTTGATACCTTTAATTTAAACTTTCTAAAATTCACCATTAAAAGTTAAGGTATCTAAAATTGTTTGTCAAATTAAAATTTAAACTTTCTAAAATTTGGGTTTGTCGTTTGATATTTTGTGATGTTTTAGTTGGGTATTAAGGCTGGTTTAAATTGTTCTTAAGGGTTTGAATTTTCTGGTTTGCTTTATCTTTTGTAAGTGCTATTTGGGAATCAATGGTGCTATTTAATTCAACTTCCTCAAGTTTGATTGATGTCAAGCGATTAGTTACTAAGTTATTATAATTATTGCTTTTTTTAATTTTATTTATTTGGTGGTTAGATGTGGTTAGTGAACCTAGAAGCCAAATAATAAAAAATGCAAAACCTTCATTTTCAAACGCGTCACATATTAGAATTGATGGTAAGAACCAACCTGCGAAATGGCCATAAGTAACGCCTCCAGTAAGTTTTTTTGCATTTAAGTAAATATTTTCCTTCTTATCTTTCAGCTTCTCAATTAAGTATTTTCTCTCAACTTCTATAACTGAAATTTCAGCCCGACAATTTTTTTCAACAGCCTTTTTAGCTTTGTAAAAATTAGCCCATTCTGATTTGGATATTTCACTCTTTGTCGATGCTGGTTTTGCGTGTGCTTCTATAGCAGAAACAGCCTCAGATGGTCGGCATTTAAAAAATTCGCGTCCTCGACTAACTCTACAATGCTTTAGAGTTTTGTGGGCTTTTCCTTCAATTAATCTTGGGTTTTCAAATAAACCAGCATAATAAATAGTGAAGGGAGTGGGGATGCCTGTTTGATAGAGTTGTCCAGCTCTACTTTTAGGTGAGTGTTTTGTATAGCCAACCTTAACAAGGCCCGGCATGGATTTATTTTCCAAGACATAAACCCAGCCAGCCATTTTACAATTCTTGGATTACTTGTTTTGCAACTGCAATGATCGTGCAATTGCCATTTATGGGAATTGTAGGGAAAGAGTTGTTAAAAGGCCTTAAATATTTCCTTCCTGCATCAATAACCAACTCTTTTACAGTTGCCTCGGAAGAGTCATCTAGTCTTGCTATTACAACTTTTCCACTAATAGCTTCAATATCAGGATCTGCAACCACAATGGAGCCTGCTGGTATAGATCTACCCGTGCTAGATGTCATACTGTCCCCAACTACACGAACCGCAAATGCGTTGGGGCCTACTTTAGCAGTCGTTCTGTATCTCGGAACTGATTCTGATACAAAGTTAATATCTTCCATTTCCTTCCATGCACCTGCTTGTACCCAAGAAATCAGAGGGACAGAGCCAGTAATGTCTGGACCTGGTTCAACATTTGAAGCGAAGCCAGTACCTTGTAATAACTCAGTTATATCAACCTTTAATGCTTTCGCTAAAGGTTGTATTTGTGCACCTTTCGGTGAAGTTATCTCTGATTCCCATTGCGATATAGAGCCATGAGAAACGCCCACGTATTTAGCTAGCTCTTTTTGAGTATAGCCATTTAGTTTTCTTAGGCGCTTTATGCGCTGATTTAAGTTTTCTTTATTCATAACTAAATCATAAGCTCACTTGACTTTAGTTTCCTTTAGATCAACAATTTTAGAAAGCTATAATTATTAAGGTTGAACAATGCTCCGAAAAGATGTGATAGAGCACTTCGGTTCTGCAACTGAGGTGGTTAAAAGGTTAACTAATTTATCTCATGGCGCGGTAAGTCAATGGGAAGAAGTTATCCCAATGGGCCGTGCTTATGAAATTCAATCCATAACAAATGGAAAGTTAAAGGTTGATTTAACTTTGTATAACCGAAAGCAACCTGATACCGCAGCATAAGGAATAATATAAATGCTTTTATCTAAAAAAAGTACGTGTGCTCATGCACCAGCCGCACGATGCCCAATGGCAGCAGCTGAGAGTTATAAGAATGATTACAACATTGCTGAACTAGCTAGACAGATGGGTATGAATCCAACGGTCCTTAGAAGCAAGTTGGATGATGGTTGTGATACTCACATTCTTGGGTATCGACAAATTATTGCAATGTCAGACCTAACACAAGACTACCGCTCACTTGAAGCCTGGGCATTTAGTGTAGGGAAAACGGTTGTTGATTTACCTGATGTTGGCTTATCAGATGAAGAACTAGCAGACCAAATACTTCAGTTACAAGCCGCATGTGGTGACTTTGCCAAAGCTGTTCACACATCACGTTCTGATGGCGTTATTACCGAATCAAATTTCGATGTTATTCAAAAGCGAGCACAGCAAGCTATTACAGCTATTTTGCATGTGACCGCAGAACTTGAGCAAATGGTTCGTCCAGATCCAAATGAACCAGCTTCAGTGAAAGCTACATCATTGAAGGTAGCTTGAATATGAGTGACGAGCTCATGAGCTTTATTAATGAAGATACGCCGCCACCTTGGTTGCATCTGGTTGATAAACCCATTTTTACAACGGAGCTTAAATGGGCTGAATGGCCTGAATCAAAACTTAGGGAATTCCGAGATCTGTTTTGCGAGCATGGCGAAGTGCGCCTTGACCGCATTATCTATTGGGACTTCATACCCACAGGGGCAAATGTACACCGATTGGTCATGAAACCAACTAGGCGGTTTATTGAATTTTGCTTTGCACACCGGGCAGAGCACAGGTGGTAAGTGATCAATATTTGGCATGTTTAGTCCTTTTGTTTGCTGTTTGTTTATTCGCATATTCATCCTAGTAAACGAAAGGACACTTTTTAATCAATATATGAAGGTGGTTTTACATGAGCGATAACAATTTAAATCTGGTTGATGGCAAGTTTTATTCGTTCTCTTTTAATGGGCGTACCTGTGCGGGTGTTTTTATCGAGGCACTTGTAGAAGATACGGACGAAGAATCAGGTTTTTACTGTAATGGTAAAGCTATTTGCTCATTAACTGACGCTCAACAAGTTACGCCTTTATATAGCGAGGGTGATTTCCCTAAAGCTAAAGATGAAGTTCGATTATCAGATGGGAAAAAAAGAGATAGCTATATCAAATATGACGAGGCAGCAAAAGGACTTGGCGAGCTAATAAGTACAAAGGCAGATGAATTGGGTTTTCATGGCAGTGCTCGGGATGGATTTGTTCTTGACGTTACGAATTATGTGGAAGGCCTACGAAAAGGATTCGTAAGCCGGTAAATGAGTAGTGAGTTAACAGCCAACTTTGCCTTGATCATATACAGAAGAAGATTTTTTAAACTCTTTTTCAAAATCGACTTTAAGAAGTTCTAGGCCTTTTGATGTTAAGTAGTAATTCGCGTTATCTGCGTGATCGCCATCAAACATCAAGTAGTTATTTGCTACTAAGTAATAAAGGGTTGCCCTTAACAAAGGTATATCCGTCTTTACGTCGAAGTCTGGGGCTTCATAACGTTGAAGGTGGATCTTTTGTGGTAATGGGAATTGCTCTGCGAGGTCATTTAAAAGCGGTTTAGCAATTCTATTAAAAGAAGAAATATCGAAGTTCATTTTTAGTCCTTTTGTGTGGCTGGTTTTTGTAATTCGCACTTGCATGCTAGCAGACAAAAGGGCGCTTTTTAATCAGTTTTAATTTTAGGTTTTGATTTATGGATTTAGCAGATAACGCTCAAATAGAAATAGAGCGAGAACAAGAACGCCAACTTGTTAATTTTAAGCGACTCGAAGTTGTTCCAACAGATGAATGTATTGAATGCGGTGCTGATATTCCTGAAGAGCGTAGAAAGGCAGTTAAAACGAATTTGTGTATTGGTTGTGCTGAGTTGTTTGAAATCAAGCGTAAGCAGTTTAGGCGCTGAATATGGAACTTAGCCATAACAACTTATGCAATATAGCCGTTCGTTGGCTAAAGAGGCCGAGTAGCGGGGGTGGTCATGGGTGCCACATTGCTGTTAGTGAGGTTCGATCTGGCTGGAATGGTGAAGTACCCGATGCTATCGGCTTTCGCGCTGCAGGTGGTCAGGATGATGGCTCTATCGTGGTTGAAGTGAAAGTGTCACGCGCTGATTTTTTGGCTGATGCAAAGAAAGCGCATCGAAATGGCGAAACGCTTGGGCTTGGTAATTGGCGTTATTACATGTGTCCAGAAGGTTTGATAAAGCCAGAAGATTTGCCCGAAAAATTTGGGCTTTTGTATGTAAATAAACGAGGGCATGTAAAGCACATCGTTAGCCCATTTACGGGTGAGCGTTATTACAAAGATGTGGCTGAATGGATCACTGAAAATCGTTTTAAATCAAACCAAAAACGTGAGCAATTCATCTTAGTCAAGTTATTTGCGCGTGTTGGTGACGCGGAGCAATTGAATTCAAAGTTGAAAGGCGCTTTGGCGGAGGTTACGAGGTTACAAAAAAGCGTCAATGACTTGCGTAAGCGTAACACCGAGCTAAGTCACAGGGCTTGGCGTAAGCAGTTTAATCAAGAAGAGTCGCGAGTTACAGCAAAGGCTGATGTAACTCGCAGATAAAACAAAACCCGCATCAGCTTTGGTCGGCAGGATAGCGGGTTCAGTAATAACGGAGTAAGTATGGCTAATTTAGCAGAGATTTACAAGTTCCCTGTGTCACAGGATGAACCAGCATGCAATCAAGTAGTGCGGCATGAACATAAAGATGGTGGGTATGTGAAAGCTGATATTGAAAACGGCTACGACAGGCTTGCGCAAAAATTAACGGACACGCTTGCTAATCCGCCAGTGAAGTTAAGTGCGCGTGAGTATCAAATAATTTTTGCCGTTATTGGCAAAACGTTTCGTTGGCAAAAAAAAGCAGACTGGATCACTAATACTCAGTTAAGTGATTTGACCGGTATTGACAGTACAAACATTGGAAAAATCATAAAGGGTCTAGTGTCAAAAAAAGTTCTGATCCGCGATGGAAAGAATACAGGTATAAATCCAGTTGTTAGTGACTGGGTTGAAATTGAAACTAGTCAAAAACAACTAAAAACTAGTCAAAAACGACTAGTCAAAAGCGACTCTAAAACTAGTCAAAAACGACTAGCAGACTCGTCAAAAACGACTAAAAAACTAGTCGAAAATGACTGCCACATAAGAAAAGAAACTAATACAAAAGATAATAATAAAAAAAGTACCAAAAAAAGTCCGCTCGAATTATTTGATTTTTCTCTATGGCCCCAAATGCCATCACCACAAATTTTTGATGATTGGGTCGCGATGCGAAAAGCGAAGAAAGCATCACTCAGTCAGACAGTGATAAACACTTTCGGTAACCAACTCACAATAGCTTTTGATAACGGCATTAGCGTTGATGATTGTTTGTCTGAGTGCATAACTAGGAATTGGCAGGGCTTCAAATACAACTGGATAGCTAATTCAAATCAAAACAGCTATGCGCCAAGCCATTTCAGCCAGCGACAAAACGGTAATGTTGGCGATCAGCTGGCAGCACTTCAGCAATCAGTCGCGCATATACCAACACCACACGATGACGAGGTTCTTTGATGAATACTCAAGTATCAAAAATAAGCCAAACCGATAAACGACAAGCAAACGACGTCCTAGTGAAACTGATCAGCGACGAAGTTTTGCCTTCGCTAAAAGCATACTACCCTAATAGTGATTTTAACTGGCGCGGTAACCTGATGCTGTTTGCAAACGAATACGCCAAACAGCTTTACGGCATGGGGATCATTGCGAAGCATGTTCGTGCAGCGCTTGAAATGGCTCGTTTGCTTTCGACAAGTGAACGGTACGCGCCTAATCCTATCGAGTTCAAAATCTTATGCCTTCAATCTCGCGGTATGCCAACACTTGAACAGTGCATGGCCGAGATAAACGACCAACGAGTTAAAAACTACGGCAAAGACAAAGAATGGTCTGAGCCATTAGTTTACTGGCTTAACCAAAGTATCGCTGCAGCAAGAGCAAATCTTACTGATAGCGCTTGGCAGAAAATGGCTAAAGAGAAATACACAAAGCTTGCAGAGCTTTACGGCAAAGGAGAGCTAAACCCTATACCGCTACAGCTTGAGTACTCAGCGCCACCGGCTTACTTGAAGTACGTGGGGTGAGTCATGAAGTCTTACGAACAAGACCAAAAGCAATTCATCCGTGCACTAAAAGAGATTTTAGGTGATGGGTATTGGCTTGCAGTTGTTGAAGCGCGTAAGGCCAAGGAAGAGCTGCTTAAAGGAATAAATGAGCCAAGCGCAAGAGACTTAAATGCAGCTACTGCAGCGGGTAATAGGGTAATGGCCAGAGCTGCAAAACTTGCTGGTGTTCCTAGTGTACCTCAGTACATCAAAGATCAGAAAGAAGCATTTAAGCAGGAAAAGATAAAACGTGAAGAGTCTCGCCGTCAGCATCGTAAGGCAGCAAACCAGATGAGTAATGTAAAAGCTCACCCGGGTAACTTCACATCAAATAAAGTTCCATCACATCAGGGTTATTCGCTCAACGCTGAAATGGAAAAAACATTTAAACAAGCAAGAACCGCATAGAGGTAAACCATGGCACAAGTTAAGAAAAGTACATTACAGCAACTATCACCAACTGGCGAGCTTATCAGTGATGGGTTTCTATCCGCTGCAAAAGGGCATGCAGCAAAAGCTATCCAAGAGGGAAGCCAAGCAAATGTGAATAAGGCAATCGAACTACTGGTTAAGTCAACAACAGTGATCACTGAGCGATACAATTTGCCCCGTGATTTACGTGACTCAATGCTAGCTGCAACTGCAGAAGTATTGAAACTGGCACATCAAGAGGAAGTAGCCAAACAAGAACCTGCAAAAGAACCTGAGAAGGCTGCGTAAATGGCAAAGAAAGTAATAACGGCTACTAATGCGCAGTATTACTTGCCTCAAATAGGGCAAGCAGTAAGAGATATGCTGCGCTTTGGTAAAGACGTTGTGATTGAGTTCAAAGAATTCAAGGCAAAGCGTTCTTTAGCTCAAAACCGACTTATGTGGGTGTGGAATCAGGAAATAGCTGAACACTTGCGAGAGCATTTTGGGCAAGAAAACAGCTCAGAAGATGTACACGAAGTATTTGTGCGCAAAAAGTTTGGTGTGCGCGTTATCCAAGCAGGCAATGAAGAGCCAATTATTGTCAGAAAACGCACTCGAAAGCTGAATACCAAAGAGTTTACTGAATACCTTAATTGGCTAGAGCAATACTGCGCAGAGTACTTAGAGCTAATGCTAACAAGGCCTGACGATTTATACATGCTCGCTCTATATGGGGAAACAAATGTCGCTCATTAGTAAGAAAATTCGCAATAGCGCCAGAGGCCAACAATGCCAAGTGCGCATACCTGGTGTGTGCAATGGCAATAGTGAAACAGTGGTACTTGCGCATGTAGGGAAAGGCTCAGGTATGGGCCAGAAGTGTGATGACATACATGCAACGTATGCGTGCTCGGCATGCCACGATGTTATTGATAACAGAACTCGAGTAGGGGATCCGCGTATCAATCGTTTGTATGCATATGAAGGGATGATCAGAACGCAATCAATTCTATTAGAGCAAGGTTTAATTGAGGTACCAAGCGCATGCTAACAATTGGAATAGATCCCGACTTTGTGAAAAGTGGGATTGCTGTAATTCAAGGGAAAACTATTTTACATCTTGAGTCACTTAGCTTTGTTGACCTGTTTGAATACATCGCTGCAGCTGGTCCAAAAGACTCAATCACAATCAAAGTAGAAAACCCCGAAGCTATAAAACCGTTATTTGGTGAGAAAGTTAAGAACAAGCGCTCTGTACGCGAAAAAATTTGCCAAGACGTAGGTGCTTGTAAAGCAACTGCTCGACTAATTTGTGAAGTTCTTGAAAGCCAAGGTTACCGAGTTACTAAAGTAAGACCTCTTAAAGGGCCACATAAACGACAAGCTAAAAAAGACGGCAATTACTTCAATAAAATCACAGGGTGGCAAGGCCGAACAAACGAAGATAAACGTGACGCAGCGATGATTGCGCTTTGGGGGTAAACAGAATGCAGCCGATTAAACTACTAGCAAAACTAACAACTAAAACACTTAATCTAACTGGTACGTTTGGCGGCAGCGGTCAAGACGTTATCGATTGGAGAACGGCAGCACATGCACTTGCTGGTCTGCCACCATGTCAAACTAGCTGGGCTTACTTTCGATATGTAGGTGAAGAACAGAGACTTGAACGCGTAGTGCGCTCTTTAACGATGCATGCAACGCTGTTTATCAAAATACGACAGTATAAGATAAAGCCAGAAACATTAGACGGCCTTGTAATGTCCGCAATTTATGAGCACGTACAGCCGGTATGTCATGAATGCGATGGTAGCGGTTTAGCACCTGGGGAGAAAGCGACAAGTCCTAGCCCTGATATTTGCATTCACTGCCATGGAAGAGGGCGCAAGCCAATTTCAAAGAGAAGTCGTTGCCAGATCATAGGTATCAATCACAAAAGCTACAGTTGTGCACATGATGAAGTAACAAAAGAGCTTTTAAGGCTAATAAGTGAATGGGAGAGAGATATATTTAAAAACATTCATGAAAAGATGGAAGATGTTGCCTAATATTTATAGAGAATGTTTTACAAATATAACGAAATATGTGAGAGTAAAACTGTCTAAAGCTCTAATTTATTAGACTATGGAAGGTTAAAAGAGTAGAATATTTGACCGCTTTTGGTAGATAAACACTTTTAAGTATTAGGGAACTCGATGAGTCAGCAACTAAATCCTGAGACAAAAGCAAATACTATCCTAAATGATGTATTTGTGTTTATCCATAACCCGCAAAGTTTGGATAATTTTACTCGAATTAGATTAGTTAAAGAAATTGACGCTCTTCCTGAAGTTGAGCCAAAATTGGTTTTAAAAGGTTTATTGCACTTTGCCGCTGATTCGTTTCAAGAGGGTGAGTCGTATTTCAAAACTGCAGTGCAGCAGTGTGGAGCAAGTCCATTCATAGCCATTAATCACGTAAGTGCACTAGCTGCATTAGGCCAGTATCGGCTTATTAATCACTATTTTTCAGAGTATGCAAAAATTACAGACTCAGTAACGGTTCTTATGAGTGCTCTTGATACTGCATGTAAATACCTCGACCTAACCAGAATCAAAATGATACTGGAACGGCTGGAACCTATGGAGGTTGGCTTGGAAGAATTTAAGGAACAATTCGAAGATGCTAAAAAGAAGAGAGAATATATTCCTTCTGCTTTAGCTAAGTTTGGTATTGAAGAAGATACGCTCAAAAAGCACGTGGACACTGCATTAAAAGTTCTAGAGGATAATGGCACTCATATTCATACATGTGGTATGAATTACTTTGAAGAAGAAGGAATTGACCTTTTCTTTAGGATTAACAGTCCGTATGAGGAAGTCTCAGAGCTAAATGAAAAGTTATTTGATGCATTTCTCGATGAAGATTTATTTGAGAATGGACTAACCATTAGATTCAGGCCTCTAAACTGATAATCAAGGAGGATCTATGCCTGTTTGCCCTTCTGATTTTTATTCACAAGCAGAAGTTTCATTAGATAACAATATTGGTGAAATTTCTTATAGATGTTGTATTAAAAATTCTTACTATGCAGCTTACCATCGAGCTCATGAAGTTTTGAGTTGTGCACCCATAGAGTACAAAGGTGTGGGTGTTCATAAAAGTTTTATAGAATACCTTGAAGGTGAAGCCCATAAATATGAGCCTAATATAGAGAAGAACAGCTTAAGACGGCTATCAATGATGCTAAATAACCTTAGGAATGCTAGGGCACAGGCTGATTATAAGCTAGGAGATGACATTTCAGAAGGTGATGCGAAAATGTACTTAGACGCATCCTCAAGAGTCTTTAATCTTTGTGAAGAAATTGATGCACAAAAGGTTGCATAATAAAGTTTTATTAATAGCCCGTTCGATATCATCGGGCTTTTTTGTTTATAGAAAAGAATTAAGCCCAAATATTACAACGTTGTGATTGCTATATAAACAAGGCCATGTGAGTGCGCACTTTTCCAAATCTTAACTCTATGAATTAGTTTAAAAAGTTCTAACGCGGCATTGTTTTAAATAGTTTTTTATCATTTAAATGCGCAACTATTTGCGCAATGAGCATGAATTAAGGAAATAACATGCAGCAAAAACTCACCAACATAAAAGTACAGCCAGTAGGATTTGGCGATTACTGCAATTTCACACTTGCTCTAGATATCGACAATGAACATTTAGAAGCTTATTTCAATAAGAATGATACCAAGGCGACGATTGCATATAAGCTAAGAGCTTTGGCTGACAAAATTGAGCGAGATAAAAACAGTTAACCTAGCCCTAATGAAATACGAACTATACCTAGCAGGACTCAGAATTTACTGATTTTAATATTTTGAGAAACCACTAATTATTAATGTTATGTAAAACTCAAAAACAGGTAGAGCTATGAGCGTGTTGCTAAGTAATGTAATTAAAGGAAATAGTTATAATGAATTTCAAAATGGAGTTGCTGGGCTAATCGAGAAGAACAAAGATGCAACCTTTTATGGCATTGCTAGCGGCCGTTCGATGGAAGGAGTTGGAATTTTTGACGGTGACTTACTCATAATTGACCGCAGCGTTGATGTTAAGCAGGGCGATGTTATTGTTTGCGCGTACAACGGTGTGTTTGTTTGTAAAATTGCTGACCTCAAAAATAACTTACTGCTTTCTGCAAGCGCAGAATACCCACCCGTAAAAGTTACCAAGCATGATGAGTACCTTTTTGAAGGGGTTGTTATTAGCTCAGTGCGAATGCACAGAGGAAGTGTTCAAGGTACTATTTAGTCATGCTTTATTTATTATGTAGAATTATTAATTTTATCATAGGGCTAATTCTTAAATATCTCAATGTTTCCAGTGATAACAGAATTAGACTCTCCAATTATAGAAATAAAAATGAACTATATCTCCTGCTAAAAAATGAGTACTCTCCTGCAGACGATAGGTATTGCAGATGTGTTTCAAATACGTCTATGAAATACAGATGGGAAGTACAAAAAGTTTTTTATTTTTTATTTGGGCGAATCGGTATTGATTTTATCGTGATCCCTACAGAAAAAAGAGTTATGTTTGTAGATGACTTAAGGCTTTCTAAGCTCATATCAAACAGTAACCAAGATATTAACGGGGTCCTATTTGAATATGTGCAGTCTTTGGCTGCAGAACTTGATGCAATCATCGTGCAAGAGGAAATAGCGAAGAGAAAGGCTGAATCTGATAAAGTAAAGTCTAGGTTTATAAACACAAGTAAAATCAGAAAGTCTAAATAGTGAGCTTGCAAACCCCCCAATCCTGATATAATATTTTCCATGTTGAAGAAATCCGCTTAGTTTATGACTTGGCGGATTTTTTATTATTTAAATATGATTTCATGGAGTAAGGGATTAGCCATGTCTCAGTTACCACAAGATCCATCGCTTCTAGATATTTTCAAAGAAAGGCTTTCAAACCCTTTTTTATTCACATACTTTTGGGTTTTTTGTTCACTTAATTGGAAAACCATCCTTTGGCTTCTTCTTGAGCCAGGGGAAATAAGTAAAAAGCTATTTTTATTAGAAAGTCAACATCCTTGGGATTGGTGGACGCCTATTTGGGTGGCTGCTGTATTAGTTGCGATATTACCCTGGGTAAACGCAATTGTTGAAATTCTTAAAAGGTTAGCTGAAAATACTACAAATCAGCTGCTTAGCAAGAAAGGCTGGAAGGAAATGGTTGTCCCGGAAATTCATGAAGCAACTAAATTAAAAAACCATGATTTGGAAATACAGTTAGACAGGGCTGAAGCTAGGCAGTCTAAGTTAATAGAGGATAATCAAAGTCTATCAAATAAGTTGCATGAAACATCTCAACACAACAAAGACCTTTTAGCAATAAGAGAAAGAGATAAGAAAAATACAGAAGAATCAGAACGTTATATTCATACACTTGAAGGGAAGCTCGAAACAGCACAGCAAAATGCTGAGGAAGTTATAAAAGTTTATAACGATTTGAAATTTGAGTTTGAAAAGTTAAAGAAAAATAGTGAATCTACAGATTTAGACTCTCTAGAAAAGGAAGTCAGTGATATTCAAATAAACCTTCCGGGTTTATTGGATAATAACAAACCGATAAATTCTAAATACTTGCAAAAGTTACGACGACAACAAGAAATGCTATTGCCTATTGCCAGCCAATTAGCAAAGATGGATTCGATTTTTAGAGATGCATCACATATCCACGCCCTTCAGAAGCAAGCATTACGAAGTAATCGTTTATTTACCAAGAAAGATTAGCCCGCATCTCGCGGGTTTTTTTATACCTAAAATTTGAGAGTAAACTATGAAAGCAGGAAAACTTATAGCGCTGGGGTTTTCCGGCATTCTTGCAGCTGTAGGTGTAACAGTTGCTACTTTCGAGGGGCAAGAACTAACCGGCTATGTTGACCCTGTTGGCATAGCGACTACTTGTTACGGCCATACTGAAACAGCTGTTGTTGGCAAAGAGTACACAGAAGATGAGTGTTTGAATTTATTAGCTGATGATTTGGCAGCTCACAACGAACAGCTAATGAGCGCTATCAATACAAAACTGAGCCAAGGCGAACACATTGCGTATTTATCATTTCACTACAACGTAGGCTCTGGCAACTTTCAAAGCAGTACATTACTTAAAAAGCTAAACAATAACGATCGCATTGGCGCTTGCAATGAGCTGTCACGCTGGATTTTTGCTAAAGGCGAAAAGTTACCAGGCTTAATCACGCGAAGAGAAAAAGAGCGTTCAATATGTCTTGATGGAGTAGCAAATGTTCAAAGCACTATTCAGCAGCATTGAAAGAACCGCTATCGTAGCGTTACTAGCAGCGCTGGCTTACGCAACATATCAGCTTGTATCTATTGAAAATGACCTGACTGAAGCTAACAAAACGATTAAAACTAAAAGCTTAGAGATTGATAATCTAACAATGCAAACTGAGTTCTTAGCGCAAAGCGTTGAACTAACCGAAAAACAGAATCAAAAATTAATACGTGAGCGAGAGTCATTATCACGTATTAATCAAGCCTACCAAGATGAAGTAAGCCAGCTAACTAACAGCTTACATACTTCACAATCTGAAATAGACAAGTTACGAGAGTCAAGTGATGAAGCTACTAAACAATGGGCTAATGATAGCGTTCCTTGTGATGCTATCCGCTTGCTCAAGTACGCAAGAACCAGCGAGTGTGACAAGGACGGTGGTACAGACAAAATACGTGTACGTAACACCGCCGGAAGAATATCTATCCAACTGTAACATCGACATTAAACAAATAGCAGGAAACGCGAGTTTGTTAGCGTATGCGCAGTATTTAGAGTTTGTCATAGATAAATGCAATGAAAACATTAAACGAACCAAACAATGGGCCAGCGAATTTAACAATGGATAAATCAACAGCAGCAGCCAGTTACACCGCAAGTATCGGTACTGGTGTCGGTGGCTTATTGTCACTCAATAACATTGCCCTTGCGCTTGGTATTTTGTTCACAGTAATAACGTTTTTAATGAACTGGCGTTATCAGAGCAAAAAGCATGAGCTTGAACTTCAGAAACGCCGTGAAGATGCTGAGTACCATAAGGCACGTATGAGAGAACTGGTGCGTGATGATGAACAAGCATTAGCTGAGTGCAAGGCAGGCTACGGTGAACAGTAGTGTCAAAATGGGACGATTTAAAGACACTATTCTTAAAGGAGCATGAAGAAAGTGGTATAGGTCCGCGTGATTTCTGTGAAAATCACGGACTTAATTACGCAACAGCAAGACGTTATATAAAGCTGCCTCAAACTAACTTAAAGAAACAACCGAAGGCTAGAGAGCGCAAAACTAAGGAAGGCAAGCAAAAGCCCGGTGTAAAGCCAGGCACTCGAAACCGGCACCTTGTAACGCATGGTGGCTATACAAAGTACTTCGAGAATGAAGTAAATCAACTTGTAGAAGCCACAACCCTTGAAGATGAACTAGCTCTTTGTCGAGCTCGCATTCACATGGTTATGAAGGCCATGGAAGGGATCAATAAGAAGCTTGAAGATCCTGAAACTGATGTTGATACAGCAGCGCGGTTCTATGAGTCGTTATTCAAAGCAGAGTCAGCGCTAGATAGAAACATTACACGCGTTGAGTCAATTATAAAAACGCTATCGAACCTTGAAACTGACTCACTCGCACGCGGCAAGTTGATTGCTGAAACATCAAGAATATCACAACAAACTAAAGCATTGGTTCATGCAACTAAGCGTGGCAAACATCAAGCGGAAATTGCTGAACACGAAGCTACGAAAGCCAGAAAAGAAGCGGGTGGAACTAGCAAACTTGATAACTTCATTGATAGTCGCACTGACGGCTTAGATCAGGTGGTGAGTGAATAATGCAGCCAAAGCTTGCTAAATATCCTAAAAGCACCTGGTTAACTGAAGAAGAACGCTTCACCTTAGATGATGTAGATTTATTAGAACGCTGTGAGCCATATTTAGACTGTTGGTGGTGGCGACTAAACAACCTTTACATAATCGCTAACGAGAAAGGCCAAGAGGTTTTATTTCGTTGCCGGCTAGCACAAACCATGTTGTTTATGACGATGTGGTTTTTAAACATCATCTTAAAAGCGCGTCAGCTGGGCTTTAGTACAGCTATTCAAGTTTTCATTCTTGATCACGCTATGTTTAACGATAACAGACAGTGTGGCGTTATTGCCCAAGGTAAAGATGAGGCAAGCGCGATATTCTCGTCCAAGATACTTTACCCATACGAGCGGTTACCAAGCTGGCTAAAGACAGGTAAGCGCTCGATTAAAAGTAAAACGGGCACTGGTATTTGGTTTAATAATGATAGCTGGGTACGCGTTGCGGTTTCGTTCCGCTCTGGAACGCTTCAAGTCTTGCACGTTTCCGAGTACGGCAAGATATGCGCTCAATACCCATTACGCGCAGAAGAAGTTAAAAGCGGTTCATTTAACGCGGTTCATGATGGCTCATTAATATTCGTTGAGTCTACAGCTGAAGGCGCAGCAGGTAACTTTTTCGATATGTCTGTAGAAGCAATGGAGTTGCTAGAGTCAGGCATTGCATTAACGAGACAAAACTTTAAGTTTCACTTCTTTCCTTGGTTTGAAGATCCTAAGTATGTTGCACCAGTCCCAACAGGCGGGTTGAAGCTAACTAAAGAACAAGTTAAATACTTTAAGTCAGTTGAAGCTGCCAACGGAATAACGCTCAGTGAAGAGCAGATTTGTTGGTACATCGGCAAAGAACGCAACATGAAGGACAAGATGAAACAGGAGTTTCCATCTACGCCAATGGAAGCGTTTTTAACTTCAGGCCGCAAAGTATTTGCGAGTGATGACTTAATGCGTGTTGAAGGTCGTTGCAAAAAGCCGCTCATTGTTTATGAGATTGAGCCTTATACAGGCAAGCTCAAAAAGATGAATGGCAAAGTGGACCTGTCATCTAAAGCAGCTGACAAGTTAGCACTGTCAACACTTGGTTACTTACTCGTTTGGGAACTGCCAGACGATGACGAAGAATACGCGATCGGCGGCGATGTTGCAGAAGGACTTGAGCACGGCGATCGCAGCTCATTAGATGTATGCGCTAAATCAGACGGTCGTCAAGTCGCTCATTGGTTTGGTCATATAGATCCTAAACGCTTTGCTCATATCAATAAGCATATTGGTTTGATGTATAACAAGGCGTTTATTGGCATAGAGCGTAACAACCACGGTCATGCAACACTTCAAGAGTTAGTTGAGATTTACCCGACTAGCCGGATTTACACAGAAGAACACATTGATCGTGAAGACACGGAAGAAGAAACAAAAAAAGTAGGGTGGCATACCAGTGCACAGTCTAAACCAATACTCACTAGTGGTTTGGATGAACTACTTACACATGACAAGGACGGCATTGTTTGGCGCGGAACAGCCAACGAATTAAACACCTTTGTTTACGATAAAAAAGGACGCATGGGCGCGCAGCCCGGCGGCTTTGATGACCAAGTAATGAGCTACATGATTGCTAAAGAAATGCTTGTCAGAATGCCGAAGAAACTCATTAAAGATAATACTCCCGCACCGCACAACCCTAACTCTTGGATGGCACGATAATAAATGGCTGATTTTGCAAAGAACAAAGATGGCTTGTCGTTAGATAAGCTGTTGTCGATCCTTGGTGACATTGACTCACAACCTGATTGGCGTACACCGGCTACAAAAGCATGTGCGTATTATGATGGTGATCAATTAAGTGCAAAAGTTAAAGCTATTCTAGAAGAGCGTGGGCAACCAGACATAGTGCACAACATGATTGGCCCCACAATTGATGGCGTATTAGGTTTAGAAGCTCGTTCACGTTCTGATTTGATGGTTTCTGCTGATGACGAACAAGGCGAAGAGTTAGCGAAGGCACTTAATGAAAAGTTCAAAGACTATTGGCGCTTAGCCAATGGCGATAGAGCGTGTTCTGATGCATACGCTAGTCAATTAAAAGCGGGTATTGGTTGGGTAGAAGTTACTAAAAACCCAATCCCTTTTGCAGCGCCATACCGAATTAAGTTTATTCATCGTCGTGAGGTTTGGTGGGACTTTCATGCTGTTGAAGCTGATAGAAGTGATGCACGCTGGATTGCTCGCCGAAAATGGCTTGATTTAGATGAAGCAATAGCGACTTTTCCAGAGCATAAGGAAATCTTGGAGCAATCAGTTAATCACTGGGAAGACTTCTTGAGAACGTTGGATGAAGAACACACCGAAGATCATGCGCTGCAATCTGCATGGAGCGATGCACAAAGCTGGAATAGGTCAACTAGTGAGTGGTTAGACACAACACGTAAACGCGTTTTACTTCAAGTTATCTACTACAAAGTATGGAAGCGTGCTCACATTATTCGACTGTCTGACGGCCGTGTTATCGAGTTTGATAAGAACAATACGGCACATGTTGCAGCTGTTAATAGCGGTAAAGTTCAGCTGGAATATGCAGCATTCCCTAATGTCCGTGAAGCGTGGTTTATTGGCCCACATCGTATTATTGATAGACCAAGCGAAGCGCCAGGCGGCATGTTTAACCTTGTTCCATTCATTGGTTATCAAAAAGACGCAAGCGGCGAGCCTTACGGTTTAGTTAGTCGAATGATGCCAGCGCAAGATGGTATTAATGCACGTGTTATACGTTTGAACTATTTATTACAGGCAAGGCGTGTTATCGCAGATGAAGATGCAACACAGCTATCAGATAGACGTGTAAAGGAAGAGGTCGAAAAGCCAGATGGCTACATCAAGCTTAATCCGGAGCGCAAGAACAAAGGTAAGGCCAGTGATGCAATAAGCATTCAAAACGATGTAGGCATTGCAGCACAACAGTTCAACTTGATGCAGCACGATATGAAGCTGATACAAGATTGTGCCGGTGTATATAACTCGATGTTAGGCCAAGACAGTAACGCAACAAGTGGTGTAGCAATTGCCAACTTGGTAGAGCAAGGCACAACAACACTTGCTGAAATAAACGATAATTTCCATTACTCGCGGAACAAAGTAGGTGAGTTGCTTCTTGCTTATATTATCGAAGAGCTTAAGCCACAAAATAACATCGAGGTAACTGTTAACCGTGAAGATAAAGCAAAGCGCCGCTCTATCGTTATTAATGAGCCAAACCCTGAAGGTAAGCGCAATAACGATGTAGCACGTTGGCGCGGACACATGGCACTGGCACCAGTGAAAGCCACGCCAACATACAGGCAGCAACAAGCGACACTACTCAGTAATACCATGAGTCAAATACCGCCAGAAGCTCAAGCAGCAACTTTACCAATGCTTGTAGAGCTGATGGATCTGCCAAACAAAGAAGAATTTCTATCAACCTTACGCCAAGCCTTGAACATTCCAAAAGCGAAAGAGGATATGACCGAGGAAGAATTAGCACAGGCACAAGCTCAGTCTGAAAAACAACAAGCAATGGAGCAGCTGCAGCAACAAGAAATTCAGCAGAAGGTGCAAAAAATTGTACTGGAAAACAAGCAGCTTGAAGCACGTATCAATGAAATTCAGAAGAAAGCTGAAACTGAAGGCGTGAAAGACGAGAAGATCCAAGCCGAAACGCAAAACATCATTGCTGAGGTACAGAAGAAACACGCAGAAGTAGCAGCGCTTAAGTCATCAATCCAAACAAACTTACAACAGCAACTAGACGCAATACAGGTGTAAAAATGTCAGAAATAGCACAATTAAAAAGCATCGAACATATACCAGCAGAGCATTTAGAGCAGATCACCGCTATTGCGAGAATGTGCCATGAAGTAAACCGAGCTTATTGCAAAGCGCTTCGTGAAGAACAGCCAAGTTGGGAAATGGCACCACAGTGGCAAATTGACTCAGCGATCAAAGGTGTTGCCTTTCATATTCTGAACCCTGATGCACCTGCTAGTGCTTCGCATGATAGCTGGATGGCTGAGAAAGCTATTCAAGGTTGGAAGTATGGCAAGGTAAAGGATGCTGATAAAAAAGAGCATCCTTGTATGGTCCCGTTCCACCATCTACCGGTAGAACAACAAGCGAAAGACTTTATTTTTAGCACCATAGTTAAACAAGCTATTCAGGGCTAAATATGAACCTATTAAAACAATTCTTTTTAAAGTTCATAATGCCAGCTTTCAAGCCAGTGGAAAGCTATCAAGCACAACAATTCAAGCCAGAGCCAATAAATCAAAACATTAAGCAACGCAAAGCAGTTTATGTAATTAGCTGGGGAAGTGTTGATGTGAGGTTACGGAAACCTTACCGGTAATAAATCCAATTAAGTATGTACTACGCAGAAATTAAGCCGCTTTAGGGAAATCCAAGGCGGCTTTTTTGTGCGATGCACAACAACTCGCAAAGGCAGCGTACAGCCTACAACTTTAATTTTCGCAGCTATGTGTCAAATAGTGATGGAGTCATAAGTGGATAATCTCGACGATATTTTAGAAAACGGCACACCAGAAGAAATCGAAGCGGCCTTGGCCGACGTTGATCTTGATGGTGACACGCTTTTTGGTGATGAAGATGGCGGTAAAGTAAATGAGCCTGTAGTAGACACGAAAGAAGAGCCTGCAGCGGAAGCTGAAGCCGAACAGGAACAAAGCAAAGAACAAGCTGAAACAGACGTAAAACCGGAATCGTCATCCGAAGCGAGTGAGCAAAAAGGTGATGTGCCTGAAGGTTTTGTTGAAATCGATGGTAAATACTACGTTGAAGCTACAGACATTACGAGTAAGAACGGCCAGCACAGCTTGCCTTACGATGTACTAGTCAAAGCGAGACAACGTGCGGCAGACGCAGAAGCGGCAAGCCAACGTATAGCCGATGAAAAAGCAGAACTGGAAAGCAAGTACGAAGAAACTAAGCAATTAGCTGAATTGCACAGCAGTCAGTTAAAAGAAGCGGGTATCGACGCACGTAAATTGCCTAAGCAAATGCTTGAAGATCCTGAATTGTTGGCACGTATCAAAGAGGAATATCCAGACTTAGGGGAAATGGTCGGCGCTTTAGCTGAGCAACTCCGAGAGCACAACGCTAATAAGCAAGCATCCCAAGAACCTCAGAAGCAAGAAGAGCCTGCAAGTGATAATTCGGTCCAAACTGCTTTTGAAAGTTCAAAGCATCTGAAATCGTGGCGTGATAATGATTCAGACAAGTGGGAAATGGCCCAAGTTATTGATGAAAAGCTCGCAAGTGACCCGTCTTTTAAAAGCAAATCAGTAGCAGAGCGCTTTGCAGAAGTTGAAAAGCGCGTTCAGTCAGCGTTTGGAGAGCAACACAAGCCTAAGCCAAGCGAAGTCCCATCTGCTGCAATCCCCAATTCACCGACCGACTTAGGATCACAAGCAAGCGACCTTAGCGCAAATGCAAGTTTGCTCGATAAGGACGCGGCAACGATGACTGATGAAATGTCAAATATGACAGAGGCTCAGATCGAAGCCTTGTTATCTGAAGCGTCGGACGTTTTATTCTAGGAATTAAAAATGAGTACGATCACTAGAGCACAGGCTGCAAAAGCATTTGGCGCAGCCCTGTTTACACACACTCGCCGTCAAAACACGTTTGTAAACATGTTGACCGGCGGTGCTCCGCAATCTGCGAAAAAAGACACAAATCATGGCAAAAACCAAACTGAGAAAGGTGCGCCAATTGTCATGATCCGTGACTTGGAATCACAAGCCGGTGATACGGTTGAAATGGATTTATTCCACAACCTAAATGGTTTGCCAACAATGGGTGATAAAAAACTGGAAGGCCGAGGCGAGAGCTTAAGCAAAACAGTGTTTGAATTACGCATTGACCAAGGCCGTAAGATGGTTGATTCGGGCGGTAAGATGAGCCAAAAGCGTACTAAGCATAACCTGCTTAGCACGGCTAAAACGCTGTTAGGTAATTACTACAACGACCTGAAAGATGAAGTGGCAATGTACCACCTGGCAGGTGCACGCGGTTCATTTAACCCAAGTGACATTATTGTCCCACTTGATGACCATGAAGAGTTTAACGAAATCATGGTTAATGAAGTGCAAGCGCCTACTTATGACCGTCATATCTTTGGTGGTGATGCAACGTCATTTGAAACATTGGACCCAGCTGACATTTTAACGTTAGACAAACTCGATGACTTAGCGTTGATCCTTGAAGAGCAGCAAAATCCAATGAAGCATATTTCGTTTGAAAAAGACGAAATGGCTAACGAGTCGCCGTTCTTCATCCTGTTTGTTACTCCGCGTCAGTGGCGTGATCTATGGAATAGTGCGTCAGAGAAGAAAATGCAAGAGCTTATGTCTCGTGCAATGGCGCGTGGCCGTGGCTTTAATCACCCAGTATTCAAAGGTGATGTAATCATGTGGCGTAACATTCTTGTTCGTCAATATCGTAAGCCTGTACGTTTCTATGCAGGTGATACTGTCACTGTTTCAAACAATGACAAGTTAGCAACGACCAAACAAGTAACAGCGGGTACGGATATCGATCGCGCTATCTTGCTGGGTGGTCAAGCGCTAGGTAATGCATACGGTAAAGCCGAGTCAGGCACTCACTTCCACATGAGCACAAAGAAAGTCGACCATGACAACGGCAATGAAACAGCCATTGTTTGGATGAATGGCTGTAAGAAAGTGCGATTTGCAGATCGTGAAGGCCGAGTAAATGATTACGGCACAATGGTTCTAGATACAGCTGTAACACTTCAGTAAATCATAAAGAGGCAGTTAACGCTGCCTTTTCCACCTTAACTTTTCAAAAGTGAACAAGATCATGAGAGAAACATTTTATAAAGGTGCTCAAGGCAACTTGTCTTTGCACGTAGCAAGTGTGATGTTAGCCGGCTTAGGTGTTGGCGCGTCAGTAACACTGTCAGAGCAGTTACCAATTGGCACACAAATTACGGGTGTACGTGTTTTAAATGATGCGTTAGGTGCGGATAGTGAAATCACAATTCGTTTATCAGATAAAGACAACAGTAAAACATCATTAATTGAAGTGGATACGGTAAGTTCTGGTAGCACTGTTGTACCCGTAAAGCCTGTATACATTGGTGATAATGGTCCAAGTGATTTAGAGCTGCTTAGCTCAGGTGCAGGTGCTGCTACAGGCGAAGTTACAGTGCAGTTGGAGTACCGCTTCAAAGGCTATTAATTAGCCCTAAGATACATTGTTAGAAGCCCTGTTATCGCAGGGCTTTTCTATTTTAAATTATTGATTTATGGAGTCATAAAAATGGCTACGAATATTGTTTATATTGGCTCAAAACGAGTAAAGAAAGATACAGTATGCGGCACTCGCCTAATCTTCAAACGACATGAGCCTATTCCAGTAGATGATGCACTTGCGCCACGTTTTTTAGACTTTCCGACCGTATGGGTTAAGGAAAGCCAGCTAGAAGGCGTTATTGAACGACAAAAAATGTTAGACAAGATTGCTGAAGAAGAGCGCCTTGCTGCAGAAGAAGCAGCGAAGAAAGCTGAAGCTGATGCCAATATGGTAGTGACTGTTGAAGGCGAAGAAGTTGATCTTGGTAAGTACAGTTCAAAACAGCTTGATACATTCGTTGTTGCCCATGAATTAGAAATCGAAGGCCCTAAAAAGCCAGTAGATGACTACCGTAAAAAAGTGCGTGATGCATTCCGTGCTTTAACGAGTGAAAAAGGCGGGGAATAATCATGGCTCAGCTGTCTACCTTGATCCCGCTTGTTCGAGAGCGTTGCGGTGGCGTTCTTGAAAAGTTTGCACTTGATCACCTTAAACGTGCATATCAAAAGTTCTGCGCTGAGTCATTGTATTTGGCTCGCTCACAACAGTTCAATCAAGGTGAGACAGCTGCACTTGCAGTTGAAGATAACCACGCATTTGGTGGTGTTAATTTTGTTTTGGATGCAAACGGCCATGAGCTTGAGCGAGGTTTAGATTACAGCGTATCAATTGATGGGGAAGTGTGTTTAACAAAGAACACACCTGTTTATCGAGTTTTCTATTTCATTACACCGCTTTTTTCCTTGCCTGATAACTTCGATGCGAACGACACTTTAATCAATAAATATGCTGATTATCTTGCAGATGGAGCGGCATCAACCTTGATGAAAATGCCTAATACACAATGGACTGATATCAGTTTTTCTCAGTATTACCAACGAAATTTTATCGACGGCTACCGGTTGGCTTACCGAGAAGCAGTGAATGCATTGGACGAACATCGACCAACTAACCAAAGAGATTTTTACTAATGGCTATTGTCACCTCAAAAGAAATTATAACGCGAGTTAATAAGCTGCTTAATGATCCGGGCTTTGTGCGATGGCCTGAAGGAGAGCTGTTGAACTATTTGAATGACGCTCAACGTGCAATCGTATTACGTCGACCTGACTCTTACACCATTGATATTGATGATTTCGCATGCGTAGAAGGCACTAAACAATCTTTACCTGCTGACGCCTTGAGACTGATTGATATCACACGTAACGCGACAGGTAAGGCTATTCGCGGCCCATTCAATCGACAAGTGCTTGATGATAATCATGAATCTTGGTATGCCGGTACAGATGCAACGGAAGTGCAGCTTTATATTTATGATGAGCGTGTGCCAAAAACGTTTTACGTTTATCCAGGTGTAACTGATGGTGTCCTATTAACGCTAGCTTATTCAAAAGCACCAGCGTCTATTGGTATGGCCGAACACGATACAAATGCTGTTATTGCGCTAGATGATATTTACGTAAACGCGATCATCGAATGGGTACTTTACCGCTCATACATGAAGGATGCGGAATATGCTGCAGATCCAAACAAAAGCACAATGCACTTACAAGCATTTGAGAACCAGCTGGGGCAAAAGAACCAAGCTGACAGTGCAATGATGGGCCAACAGAGAGGGTAAGCTATGACAGCTAGCGCAGGTGCATGGTATCGAGTCGGTACTGTTAATGTAACAAATGGTCAGCAGTCAATTGTTGGCGTGAACACCAATTGGCAAAATGATGTAATTTCTATTGCGGTGGGTGATATTTTTACCTTAGATGCAAAAACGTGGTACGAGGTAACTGCGGTAAATAGTGATACAAGCTTAACACTCGATAGAGAATTTGAGGGGGCAACTCAGAGTGCAGTTAATTACGCAATTGTTCGCAACACATCAGGAACATTGCTTACTCGTATTGCAGGCCAAATAGCTGTTCAATTTAATCAAAAGCAACTATTTCTAGATGAGTTAAGAACATGGCTTAATTCTGATAACGCAGCTGAAGAATTAACTGATAGTCACGGCGTAAAAAAACAACTCAAAACACCTGCACAGATGGTGCGAGACCACGACGAAAAGCTAGCTGAACTTGATTCTATCCATCCACACCCGTGGGCAATTCGTAAGGTTGAGTTTGAGGCTATGCGAGCTGCGAATAATGAAAAGTATGCTGCGAGTGGATTTGTACATAAAGGTAAACGATACCTAGATACTTGGAATATAGGTTATATTGATTCACTATATTCACCGAGTCTAGGGTCTAGCGAAGCCCCTGATAATTTATTCATGGGTTCATTAAATGCAAGTGCATCTGGGGACTCAAAACAAGGCGCTCCTAAGGTTGTGATAGCAGGGGCAGAAACACAACTTGAATACATTTCTAGCTCTAATAAAGACTTGCTAAATAAAATAAAACTCCCACCCGCCGAAGATGGTACTCGCACATATGATAGTGCAACGGGGATATCAGTAACTCACGCAACCTCTGCTTTAGCCTTCGCAGCAGAAACAGCCACTAACAAAGTAGTAACAGACCGCGTAGATATGTGGGGTTTTGAAGCCTTTTTGCGAGAAATCAACGACTCTGACCCGTTTGTTTACAAGAACGGCTTAATTCAGTCATTAGCTTCAAGCATCAATGGTGTGGCAACGGTTAATGATAATGTACGACCTATTACTTATTTTGCTTGGTATGAAGGTGACACAACAAGCAGAGGTAAAGGTGTAAACTGGCAAACTGCAACTGAAGCTCAGCGTATTGCTATAGCTAGTGACCCTGAAAACAATATCTACTTCGATGACTCGACAGGTAAGTTTTATCAATGGTGTATCCGTAGTCGTAGCTTTTCAGGCTCAGGTAATGGGAATTGGGAGTCTATAAATTCACATATACCTAGCTCAGCATCAACAGGTATTTTAGGGTTTATTGCTGGGAGGGTTTCTGAAAGGATCTTACCACAAGGGTTTTTAGATACACCAGAATATGGGCAAGGTGATACATACTTCTTCTCTCAAGAAAGAGGAAGTGGGGCAGGAGATGCAGCCTGTACCGGAGTTTTCACATCTCAACAATCTACGTCAGAATCACATTCAAGTAACGGACAGTGTTACTTTTTGGTTTGTGGAACTATAAACAGGCTTAACCAAGGCGTGTACCACCCATCTTTCAATCTATTAGGTTCTGGCGGGATGTATAACAAAACACTAGGTACTCATATAAAGTGGTATCAAAAGCCAAATTTCTTTGTTAATAAATCCAGTTGCTTCCAGTGGGGTGACAATGTTTTAGGTTCAGAAATTATAGAGCTTTCAAGGTTAAGAGGGAGTATAGCCGGAGAGCTAACTCGTAACGGAAGGCCGGATGGAAGATTCTATGATGCCGTATATCCCAGTGGAAAAGGTGGTGTATGTCGTGATATGCGTTACTCAGCATGGGGATTAACAGCCGAAGATTTTGCAGAAGAAGATTTAAAGATTAAATCTGGGGAGTATCGCGGTAGAGAAGTATTACTAAAAACAAAATTTATTACCAAGACAGTAACTGTATATGGTGCGGCTAATTACACCGCTGCCAATGCAGGAGGCTCTATTGCATTCCCTACATCCGATTCTGACAACCCAAGAGGCACTGATAGTCCTGAGTTTGTGGATTTAAAATCAGAGTATTGGCTATTGGCTGGTGATAACGGAAACTCGATGATAATTGAACGTGTTAGCAAACAAGTTGATCATGTCAAATGGCCTTTCAGCAACAATGCTGCTTATCTATATGGTTCTGGTGATGTAGCTAGTGAGTTTAATTCCAAATTTCCTGCTGGTACTAAGCTTTGGATTGGGGCGGCATATCCTTCAGAAATCTCAGTAGTTGGTGAGTTCACTCATACGGAAATTATAGGAGTTCCAGCTGAAATATTACTTTGTGACGACCTAAAAGATGGTTGGGTTGGTAGTTGGAACCCCACCATTCCTAACGGGATCATCACCAATTTTCCACTAACAAAGCCCGCAAATACTGCATTTTCGAGCATTCCAAGGGTATATACTTCAGACAATGGTGCAACTTGGTTCAATTCCACAGTACCAATAGTGAATAACAGCACCAGTGGTCAAGGTTATGCTGCTGGATATGTTGGTATCTATTTTTATAAAACTAAAGCAAAAATGACCACTCCATCAGCTGTAACTAGTTTATATGGCCCGACACCAGATGTTAATTATTTATTCACATCTATGGATGGGTCTGACAGTAAAGGTAGATTATTAAACTTCTCACTCACAGGTTTAATTCAAACCCATACAGCCAATGTAAATAAAATAGGTTTAGAGACTATTCGTTTAGATAGTTTGCCATTGATACCATCAACAAGAAGTCTTTGGGGGCTTAATATTTCTGCAGGGGAATTAAGGCACCATCCATTGAGTTTAGACTCACCAAGTAACAACAGCTCAGCATTCAAAGCCGTTAACTACAACGTAGCTAAAAATCAGCAGGGCTTTATTCAATACGCTTTCGCTCAACTTACCTACGATGGCACAGCCGGCGATTGGGGTGATGATAGCAAAATTCATATCGCTGGTAATCAAACCACTATGCTAGACGAGAACGGCCATACGAATTTAGTTGGCACAGCCTGCAGCGTAGAACCTTTAGGATGGCTAAAAAATGACAAATAATCTTACCCCTATTTTAGAATTTATAGTGCTCGACGCCGAGCAAAACCCTATCGTTGACGAGCAAGGTTTGCCAACCTTGTTGCAGCGACCAATATCTAAAAATATCCCTGATCTTATTAATAAAGGCAAAATTGATAACATTGATATGTTCGCTCAGTTACATGCTCAGATACTGCAATGGGATTGGGCAGAGTTGTATTTTAACTATTTAATTGATCTTCAAGATGTTGAAAAGCACAATGCTAATTTACCTGAACCATACGAAAATGAAGAGGGCGAATTAGTTGAAGTTCAACCATTGCCCCTCCCTGAAGCGCCAGAAAGACCACCACTGAAAACATCTGATGAAGTACTTGAACCTTTCCAAAGGCATATAAATAAGCTTATAGGCATTGAGTTCAAAGGTGTCCAAGTGTCACTCAGTGAGTCGAACCAAAACGGACTATCAGCTTTAAAAAGTGCTTTAGAGCTCGCTAAAGAATTTGGTGAGGAAAGCAAATTTTTCCCTGTAAATTTTAACGCGGAAACGCGACAGGGCGTTAAGGTTCTTACGTTAGTTGATGAAGTCGAACTTAAAAACTTTGGTTTGCAGTTTGTTATGGCTAGAAAGGCTTTTTTTGAATAGGTGAAATATGGATTTCTTAAAAACAGCAAGAACGTTACTAGGCTACATTTTATGTGGCCTTTTTTTTATCGTGCCGTTTATCTTGCTAACGGTGTTTACAGTGTTTAGATGCCGGTGGGCTTTTAATGGCTTATATGGAATAGATATCACTATTTGCAATATTTGCCATGGAACTAATTTAGAATCTATATCGGCACGAAGTTACAGGCTTAGAGCTGACAAGCGTTATTATCTACAAATGAAAATAATTGATGTATTAGCGAAGCCTTTCGACGGAGATAACCACTGCCAACGCGCGCACAAATGGGAAAGCAAAGTAATAAAACTTAACAAGTAAACCAGCCCACCTATTAACTTACATTAAGCGAATATCATGCCTGCAATCACTGTTAAAACTTTTGCCGGTGAACGGCCTAAGCTCGACCCGCGTTTACTTCCTAACGAATCAGCCTCAAAAGCATTTGGTTGTCATTTTGATAATGGCAACCTATCACCGCTAAAACGTCCAGCCTTAACTGGTATTGCCGTTATAAATACTGCTAAAACTATTTACCAGCACTTAAATCAATATTGGTTTGCATGGGATAAAGAGGTTCACGCGGTACCAAGTCCCATTACTGATGACCCTTGGCAGCGAGTGTACTTTACTGGTGATGGATATCCCAAAGTGACAACGAATGAAATATTTGAAGGTGCAAACATGCCTGCATCAGCGTACAGGCTTGGGGTGCAATCACCAGAAGTCGTTATCATTGCATCTGTAACCGAGGGGATTGACGAGAATGAAGATGGTTCAACTATAGACCCTAATGATGACGAAACTCGCTATTACACGCACACCTATGTCACTGCAGCAGGTGAAGAAGGTCCACCTGGTGAAGCATCGCAAAGGATTGAAATTAAATACCCAGATGAAGAAGGAACATATGTATCACTGATATTTTCCCCACCAAACGTAAACGTATCAAACATCACACATAGGCGAATTTACAGAACAGCAACTGGCGGCGGTTCAGCTGACTATCTATTTGTAGCTGAAATACCTATCTCACAAAACGTTTTCATCGATGATATTCAAGGCGATCAGTTAGGCGCATCGCTTGATACATATGACTTTGAAATGCCAAACGAAGATATGATCGGTTTAACTTCAATGGCTAACGGTATTTTAGCTGGCTTTTTTGACAGCACCGTTTGCTTTAGCGAGGCGTACTTACCTTACGCTTGGCCAAGTGATTATCAGCAAACAACAGAACATGAAATTGTGACTGTAGCAGCGCTTGGAAATACATTAGCAGTACTTACTAAAGGTTACCCTTATTTGTTTAGTGGTATTACACCCAGCGCAATGGCAGGTCAAAAACTTGAGTTTAACCAAGCTTGTGTAAGTGGGCGATCAGCGGTCATTGTTAATGGTTCACTTATTTACGCGAGCCCAGACGGTTTAATTTCACTTTCAACAAGTGGCCTTAACATGCTAACCAATCAAGTTATTACTCGAGAGCAATGGCAAGAGTATGATCCTCAAACAATTGAAGCGTACCAGCAAGAGGGGCGATATCTAGCTTTTTATGGAGAGGATTTAGACAAAGGCTTTATATTTGACCCAAACACTGGCGATTTTAGGCATTTTACAGCAACCGCCGATTGTGGGTTTAACAGCTTAATTGATGACGCGTTATACACATGCCAAGGTGGAAACCTTAGTAAGTGGGAGTCAAGCCCTACGCTAATGGATTATCAATGGCGGTCTAAGGACTTTGAGGCGCAAGATATTAGCTTTGCATGCGGCATGGTAAAAGGAGTAGATCTTATTCAGTCTGGTCTACGCGTCTTTGCAGACGAGACTGAAGTGCTACACCTTGAGCCCGGTCAAATCCCTAATACAGCATTTAGGTTACCCCCAACACGCGGCGACTCATGGGCGTTTGAGGTTTATGGAAGTGGCACTATACACAGCGTATCAATTGCAACAACAATGCGCGAGGTTGCTGTTTAATGGCAAAGAAGCTGAAGAGAAGTGATTTCCCAGGTATTGGTCGCCAAAATGACAAGCAAACTCAAAGTGCGCTGGCTGAAAATATAGAGTTACTTACAGGGCAACGTGGTAGTGGTGAGAATAGAGCACTGCTAGTAAAGGATCTGGTTAACCTTGATCAGATGAAAATGGCGGCGTTACGTCAAAGTGCTAAAAATGGAAATACTAATGATGGCGGTTTGCCTATTACAGTCGGCGGGGTTGAGCGCCCTCATAAGCCAGTTAATTTGCAGGGTGTTGGTGGCTTCACTTTTATTGCGCTTACTTGGGACAGGCCAACGTATCGCGGCCATGCTTATGCAGAAATATGGAGAAGCGAAACAGATTCATTTAGCAGTGCCGTTCTAATTGCTACAGAAGTAACAGATACATTTAGCGATTCGGTTAACATGAATAGCGAATACTTTTATTGGGTTCGTTTTGTCAATGTTGCTGATATGAAAGGACCAACACAAGGTGCTGCGGGCGTAAAGGTTAAAACCCAAGAGTCTGCATCAAGTATTCTTGATCAAATTGGCAGTCAAATTGAGCTATCACATTTAGATGATTGGCTTAAAAGTGAATTTAACAAGATACCTGATATAGCTAGCAAGGTTGATAATATCGAGAATGCTCGGCTTCCTAGCTTAGAGCTTGATATAAACGAGCTAGGAATTGATGTTACTGAACTATCAAACAGCTTTGATGCAACGTTAGATGAGTTGAGTGTTATACGTTCACAACTGGACGATATTGAGCTTACAAGCATTCCTAATATTCAAGCAGAACTTGATGACGTTAAGGTGTCCATTCCCAACTTACGTGCTGATATTGATTCTGTTCTTGAGACTATTCCCGATATTCAAAATGATATTTCTCAGTTTAAAATAGATATACCCTCAATTTCAGACAATATTCAGTCACTGTTGATAGAGACAGACATTGCTAAATCGAGTGCACAGGATGCAAAGCAGCGCGTCGAGTCAATAGAACTCAGTAACGACGACTTAGCAAGGCAGTTAATTGATTCTGTAATTATTAATGATGTTAACTGGCAAAGTAACACAGTTAAGCTGATCGAGTTTGAATCGACGCTAGGTAATATGTCAGCACGTATTGAGTCAGAATTTTTAACAAAGACAGAAGCTAATGAAGCTATCGCTGCAGCTGCAGAGTCTATACGTGTTGAAATTGAGGAAAACGGTTTATCTCTTTCGGGTGATATTGAAAACACATACTACACCAAAGCAACTGCAGATCAGGTTATTGCATCTGCAACTGAGACCCTAAAGGCGGAAATTGAAAACCCTAACGGCTCAAGTTTAGGCGCCACTCTTAACAATCAATTTTACACGAAAGTAGCAACTGATAGTGCAATAAGCTTTTCAGCGGAACAACTTAAATCTGAAATTGAGAACCCTGAAGGCACTAGTTTAGGTGCATTGATCAACAATGATTACTATACGGCCATTCAAGCTGACGAAGCTATAACAGCGTTTGGTAATCAACTTAAATCAAGCATTGAAGATCCTAATGGTTCAAGCTTGGGTGCGACTCTTCAAACTAATTACTACACAAAAACAGCCACTGATAATGCACTTTCTCAGTTAACTACAAACTTAGAGTCAGCAATTGCAGATGAAGGGCAAGCAACTCAAGATGCGATAAATGCTACTTTAAACCAGCAATTTTATACAAAAGCGCAAGCTGATAGTGCGACAGCACAAGCAACAACTGAATTAAAGGGGCTCATTGATAGTGATTTAGAAACAATCACGTCAACACTGATCAGTGATTATTATACCAAGGTTCAAGCAGATCAGGTTATTACTAACTCGACTGAATTACTAAAAGCGGCAATAGAAAACCCTGAGGGAGATAGTTTAGGCGCATTATTAATATCTGACTACTTCACTAAAACAGATACTAACAAAGCAATAGCAAGTGCGGTCTTTGAACTGAATAGTCAATTTGAGCCATTGGCGCAATCGGTTATTGAAAATGCATTAGCAAATGACATTGAGATTCAACGCCAACAAGTGATCACAGCAAATATTGTCCAACAACAGGAGGTGATCACATCAGAAGTACAAGCTGCAAGTAAATCGATAACGGTTATTGAGTCACAATTCAATGACAGCCAATCAAAAATAACAGATTTGTCCAAGACAGTCGCTGAGGAAAAATTAGCGAGCGCAAAAGTAACGAGTGAATTGCAAAGCCAAGTGGACGATAACTTTGCTTACTTGGAGGTTAACTACTTCACAAAGGCAGATACAGAAAGCGCAATAAGTACTGTATCAACACAACTACAGTCCAACATTGACGGCGTTCAATCACTGATCTATCAAGATTTTTATACCAAAGCTGATGTCGATAGCGCTATAAGCAGTTCAGCGCTGGATATAGCTGCGCAATTTGATACAGAGCTGGGCCAAGTCACTGCTAATTTGAGTAATAATTATTACACAAAGGCAAGTACAAATGAGACGATTGCGCAAAGTACACAAGCATTACTAGCTCAGATTGAAGATCCTGAAGGGAACAGCATTGGTGCTATTTTATTTAGTGACTATTCGACAAAAGCAGAGACAAATACAGCAGTAGCTAATGCGGTAACACAATTAAATAGTAACATTGATGGATTACAAGCTGATATTTATGAAAACTTCTATACATCTGTTGACACGGATAACGCTGTTACAGCAAGCGTTAACGCTCTCAGATCAGAATTAAACCAACTAATAGAAGATGGTGATAGTCAAACGATACAAAATATCACAGCTGACCTTCAAGAAAACTACTACACATCAGTTAATACTGAGCAAGCAATTGCAACAGCATTTACAGCACTTAAGAGCAGCATAGAAGATCCTAACGGCACAAGTATTGGTGCACTATTAAAATCAGATTATCTTACTGAGGTTGAAGTTAATAGCGCGATAAGTCAATCATCTAGCCAGTTACAATCATATATGGATGGCGTGAGCGCTGATATTTATGAAAACTTCTATACACAAACCGAGACAGATCAGGCGATTACTAACGCTGTTAGTATATTGGCAAGTTCAGTAAATTCCGAACTAGGCAACTTAAATGCTGAATTGCAAAATAACCATTACACAAAAGCCGATTCTGATAATGCAATTGCGAATTCAATTAACACGCTTCAAGCTCTAATTGAAGATCCAAATGGGACAAGCTTAGGCGCAGCGCTTTTCAATAATTATTCAACTACGGTAGATATGCAAAGTGCGATAAGCGAAGCTTCAACGCAGCTGCAAGCAAGCATTGATCAAGCTAGTGCTGATATTTACACCAACGTATACACAGTTACTCAAGCTGATACGGCAATAAGTGACCAAGTAAACTCGTTAAGAGCGGCAGTCGATAATGACTTACTTGCAGTAACAACAGGCATAGATGAAAACTATTATACAAAAGCCGAAACAGATGCTGCGTATAGTCAGGCAGATCTTCTATTAAAATCATCAATCGAGAATATTGAGGGGAGTAGTCTAGGTGCAACGCTTCACAATGACTATTCGACAACGGTTGAAATGGATGAAGCAATAACCGTAGCAACAACTCAACTGAGAGCGACCCTTGAAGATCCTAACGGCACTAGCTTAGCAGCCGATATTTACCAAAACTTTTATACTAAAACAGCTGCAGATGAAGCAATAAGCAGCGCTGTCACGTCAATTATAAGTGAGTTTGAAGATCCTGAAAGTGGCGGCACAATTGCTGAGCTATTTGACCAATTTCAAACTAAAACAGGTTCACAGGAAGCGATTGCAAATACAACGTCAGTGTTACGTGCTGAGTTTGAAATCAGTGCGGAGTCGATTATTGAAAATGCTTTAGCAAATGATATTGCGCAAGATAGAAATAGGCTGGTTGAAGCTGAAATCATTGATACTCAGAATGTTATTGCAAGTGAGCAGAAATCAGCAACTGAAGTAATTGGGGCTTTAATTTCATCAGTAGGTGAAAGTCAAAGCGAGCTTCAAAATATAAAATCTACTGTTGCAGAAGAGAAGCTATCTACAACTAACGAGCTTACTAAACTAAGCAGTGAGGTTGGAAATGTTCGGGCTGATTTAGTAGAGAATTTTTATACAAAAGCAAATGCTGACGAGGCTATTTCATCAGCTACTACAGCATTGAAAAGTGAAATAGAAGATCCAGAAGGGAATAGTATTGGTGCGTATTTACAAGAAAACTTCATTACTAAAGTTGATGCTAATTCAGCTATAGCTCAAGCCCAAACAACATTAAGTTCACGCATTGGTAATGTAGAGTCTAATCTAGAACAGAACTTTTATACTGAAGCACAAGTAGACCTTGCGATTGCACAAACACAAACACTGTTAAGTTCAAAGATAAACGATGTTGAGTCAGTCATTTTTGAGAACTATTACACTGAAGCGCAAGTAGACCAAGCAATTGCACAAAGGGAAAGTATCTTAAGTTCACAGATCAACAATGTTTCAAGTAACCTATATTTGAATTATTACACGAAAGCGACAACGGACGAGGCTATAAGCCAATCCCAACAGGCGCTTGAATCACAACTGGGCTCAGTGTATTCATCACTATATAACGACTATTACACAAAGGCTGCAACAAACAGTGCCATTTCTCAAGCAAAGCAAACACTTTCATCAGAGATTAACGGTGTAAGCGCAGAGCTTGAATCAGTTAGTCAAACTGTAGCAAATAACCAAGGTGTATTTAGCGCGCTATGGGGAGTTAAAACTACGGTAAATGGAATAAGCGCCAGTGTTGGTCTAGTTAACGATGGTTCAGAACCTTTGTTTGTTGTGAAAGCTGCTAAATTTGCAGTTATAACTAATCAAGACCCTAATAGCAGTACCCCATTCTTTGCTGTATCTGGTAATAAAACAGTGATTAATAACGCAGTAATAGATGAAGCGTATATTAAAAGCTTAGTAACAGATGACTTGCTTGCTAACAGAGTAATTGTAGGTTCTTCATTTAGTGCACCATCTATAAATTATAACCGTAGCAATGGCGCTCGCAGTGGGAACTTCTCAATTGACCCTAACGGAAATATGCTAGCCAAAAGCGCTACGCTTGAATCTGTTACTATCAAAGACTACAACGGCAATGTCATGCTTAGCTCTGGCGGTATCGCTTGGGATTCAGTAACAGGAAGTGGAAAGCCTGAAAGCGGTGCAGATAAAACAGCAAATAACGTGGCATTGGGCACAACGATTAGTGATACACGTAACTCTAATGATTCACCTGATACATATTGGTACTATAAAGGCCAAGGGACGTTCACCGAGTTCAAATCTCGAACTGCAATAGGTGCACCTGGTGCTGGTTCATTCGGTACATTGGTAACTACTGTCGGTTGGCGTGACTCGTCAGGTGGAAAAATCACACAAGTTTTTTACGGTGACTATGGCACATATAGAAGGACATCCGTTTCTGGTACAGCTTGGTCATCGTGGCAGAAATCATTCGACGAACAGAATAAACCTTATTTAAATGACATACCTGACTCTGGACGCTTTGCAGGTCTTGATAAGATACTTAGCTCAAATGTAACGACATACATAGCTAATGGGGCTATTGGGAGTGCACAAATTGATCAGGCATATATCAACACCTTATTTGGTAATAATGCGAGCTTTTTTGGTACCGTTTATGCCGCGAATATTGAAGGTGATGTAACCGACTTAAAGGTAAAAACCTCTTCAAACGTAAATGCGACAATACACAGCCAAGAATACACCGTAATCAGTTTTACAATTTCAAGCTTGCCTTTTACCCGCAGTGTCACTGTGAGTGGTATCAAACTAATTGGTAGTCATGGGTTCAACGCTGCGCCCGAAGCAGAGGTATTGCTGTATGTGTCTGGTTTTAGTGGTGCACAAGATTCTTATACGCATGCTTTCAGTGGAAGTGATGGAACGAGAACTGCGGTAACCAAAACATTAGCGGCAACAATACCCGCAAACTCTAGTAGAACAGTAACATTGAAAATCAAGAAAACATCAACTGAAGGAACGCAGACAGTTAACGCACCGGCGCAGAGTATTATCTGCCAAACCTTCAAAGATGGCTCAACGATTAGTTAGCAAAACCCCCCAATATAGGTTAGTATTTTTACATAATGGACAAATCGTATCTGCAGTGTGCGTCATGGGCCAACCACCGTGACAGGCTTAAAGAGCCAATAACGCGAATAGGTAACACAGCGAACGAACCCAACTTGTTCAAAGAAATAGATAAAGCCTGCTCAAATGAGTGGGCTTTTTTGTTTGTAGCGCCCGATGGCTTCGTTGTTTTGAGGCCGCGTTCGCAAATGAAACATGAGTATATCCAAGTGTGTGTTGCTTCTTGTCACGGAGGCGATGCAATCAACCGGTATCTCTATCACATTATTCGCCTTGCCAAATGTGGCCGGGCATCCTTCATAGAGTTTTCAACAGCACGTAAAGGTTTTAATAAAGTTGCGCCGGCTTATGGTTGGCGGCGATTTTGTGTGCGTGACGGTTTAGTTGTCTGGCGGCATTTTTTAGAGGTTTGTAAAGCATGAGTAAATCAGGCGGGGATATTAAAGAGACTGAGTACGAGAAAGAACTCGCAAAAGTCTATGCAGAAGAATGGGCCTATTACCAAGATAGCATAGTACCATTTGAAAACATGGTTATTGATGACGCTAAAGAAGCGAACGATGAAAGTGTTTATTCAGACATTGCTGAAAGTGCAAACCTTGGCAGTCAAAAAGCATTCACTAGTGCAAGGACAAACACTGCCACAAATTTAGCGGCGAGTGGAGTGAATCCAAATTCAGGTAAATTTAAAGGCACGTTAAGCGACTTAAGTGACAAGCAATCAGTTGTATCGAGTGACACCACTGCACGGTCACAGGTAGCAGGCCAAGAACGCTATATAGACAAAATGAGTAATGTAATGGCGATGGGCCAAGGTCAATCTCAAGAAGCAACGGCTACTCTAACGGACATTGCACAAAGCTCACAGCGTAAAGCCTTCAATGATGCAAACATCTCACAACAACAAAGCGACAACTTACTTGGCGCAGCTGGTGCATTAGCAGGTGCAGGGGCTAGTTATTATAAGAACCAGCCTGCTGTAGACGCAAACAATGCCAACACAATCACCTATAACGCAACGACTAACAGTAGCTTGCTCGACGATAGCAATATCAACGCAACGAGAACAACTTAGGAGATAAAGCCATGGCAGATACACCAGCAACAACAGAAGACCCATTTGATCTTTATGCCGTCGATTCAAGCCAAATACGCACAGGTCGCTATCAAGATGCGTTAGCGGATCTAACACGCCAACAATTCGAAGATTACAAAAAGCGTTACCTTCCTGTGCAAGAAAAATTATTTTCGTTAGCAACGGATGATTCGCTATTAACAGAGCAGCTTGAACGAAATCAGCAGAACATTGATAGCAACTTCAAGATTGCTAAAGAAAGTGAAGACAGGCAGTTAGCACGTTTTGGTGTTAGCGCAGCAAACAGCAAGCAAGATAATAACAATAATAATCTGCTCAAAAGCCTCACAACGGCATCTGTTAATAATGAAACGCGCAGTTCAGTAGATGATCTGCAAAACAAAATACTAACCGGTCAAGGTGGTGCTACAAGCACGCTTGCTGATATAGGAAACGTCTAATGTCTTATTCAATTATGAACGCAGGCCAAAGCACTAAGGCCAAATCAACTCAGTCACTCAAAACGCTCTCAGATATGGAGCAAAACCGAGAAATAGCAAATGAGCAAGCTGATCAGGCGCAAAAAAATTCGCAAATGAGCGGTACTGCAACCGGTGCAATGATTGGCACACAGATAATGCCAGGCTGGGGCACTGCAATTGGTGCTGTAATTGGTTTTGCTGCAGGTTCTTTATAAGGGGGAGTTATGGCAGGTGCATTCGTAGACGGCGCGTTAAAGGGTTTTAATATGATGGAACGCCATCAGTCGCGTCAATTCAATGAACAGCGTTTAAGTGATTTAGATAAGCGAAATGAGGAACGCTATCAGCAAGAACAAATGAGACGTGCTGATTTAGACAAACAAAGAAATGCAGAACGTGCAGAAGATGTGGCATTTAGAAAACAACAAGCAGAACAAAACAACCAACATCGAAATGCAACGCTTAAGTCAATGAATGACTATCGTAATAAATCTCTAGAACAGCGAGCTGCTGAAACTACATGGCAGCAAAACTGGCAAGAACAGCAAAAGCTATATCAACAAGACCAAGGTGATATAGCTTTAGGTTGGCAAGCATTCAGAACTTATGGTCGAGTCCCTGAAGCTTTAGAAGAAGTGTTTGCGAGAAACCCGACAAAAGACCCAAGAAAGTACACTGACCCGTCGTTACGTGAAAGCGTAAAACAATTACACAGTGTTATGGGAGAGGCGATCAAAACGGGCCAACTATCTAAAGTAAATGAACCCGACTCAATCAAGTTATTCAATAACGTTTTCAAAGAGAAAATTAATTCATCTGTTGGGCATTTTGATAAGTTAGTGGGCGCAAAAATCGCTGATGTTAATTTCGCTGGGTTTGTGCCTGTTGAAGATAAAGAAGGTCGAGTCGCACTAGCTTTAGAAGTTACATATGAAAATGGCTCTAAAGAAGTCAAGCCAATGACTAAAGGCAGAACATCACAAAGCGATGACCCTGTTCTAACTTTCACACCAAAAGAACTTATCGGAACTATCAATTCTGCTGCGACAATGGCGGATATGATGGAGCGCCCAGAGTATTACGATCGTTTAGGGAAGCAATTAAATGCGAATATGGGTATTGGTACTCGTCCAAGTGGCCGCAGTAAATCACCTAAAGATGAATACAGAAAACAGCTCAATTCTATTCAAGATGAAATGACAAAAGCACTTGCCAAGATTGAAGGTGGTTCTGATTTGGATTACTTGGAAGATGGTGGAAGAGAGCAAGCTATAAATCGAGTTCGAGCTTTATACCAGCAACGTATAGATCAGCTAAATAGCTCATATGGAATTGAGAGTAATCAACATGGTGAGCAAGAAAATATAGCAAATAAGTCAATTGATAACTTAAGCGATGATGAGCTTTTAAAGCAATTAACCAGCGCATTGGGAGCACAATAGCAAATGTCTGACAAATTGAAACTTTTAACGGAAGCTAATAAACGCGGCATTCTCAAAGGTCAGCATAAAGCTATGTATGACGAAGCGGTTAAAAGAGGCTTAATACAAGAGGAAGTAGTAGAAGCCGAAGGAGGAATAGCTGCATCATTTGGTGCAGGTGTTGATAAGCTACAAGAATTAGGTTACCGAGCTGTAAAAGGATTTACAGATGTTGGTGAAAGTGCTGCTGAACAAGAAGCGGGTTCGTTGTCTGAAAGTGTGGCGAAAACAATAGGGAAAGATGGTTCGTTATCTCAATGGGCTCAAGAAGGCATAGACAGGAATGTTGAAGAGCAAAAGAACTATGAGCCTACAGTTAAATCATATAAAGATATTGAAAGCATTGGTGATTTTGCGAGTTATGCAGGCGAGTTAACCGCTGGCTCTATTCCATACATGGCTGGAGCAGCAACGGGTGTAGGCGCTTTTGGTATGGCCGGTGGCCTTGCGCAAGAAGCTTATGAAAAGCAACCTGAAGGTGAAAAAGGTGCAACGCGTGCAGTTGTGTCAGGTGCTGGGCAAATGCTGCTTGAACGACTTGGCATTAAAGCTAGCATGGGTCAACTAGGTAAAGACATTTTAAGAGATGGAGTTCTTGAGACAGCAAAGCGTTATGGTAAAGGTGAATTAACTGAAGCTGTACGTGATCCTAGCATTGCAAAACGGCTACTAAAAGGTGCAGCTGGTGAAGGCTTAACAGAGACCGGTCAGGAAGCATTAGCACAGTGGGGCGCTGGCAAAAGTCTAGATGAGTTTGAAAAACTGGACGAGGCTTTTGTCGGCGGTTTGGTTGTAGGGGGTATAGTTAGAACTGGCTCTGAGGCAACTCAAAAAGCACTGAGCTATCAGCAAAGGACAGCTGAGGTCGTGAAGAATAACGCTGATAGCTTAGTTGAGTCTGGCGTACCTCAAGACGAAGCGATTGATATGGTACGAGTCAAGCAGTTTGAAGCGGCTAAAAAGCAAGGTTTCACTGACGCTGAAGCCTCTGCAATTGTAGCTCGAACGATGAAAGAAAAGTTTGGCATAGATAACGACTTATTTAATGCAGCATCACAACCTGAGCCATTACCTGAGCAGGCTTCGCCTAATGAAAATGTGACAACTAATCTAGGTGAAAATAATGCAGTTAGTGATGTAAATTATGACGCACCCACTGCAGCGAGACAGGCTGGTTTTGGTGAGTCTAACAAAGACATTGGGCAGTATGGTGATTTCATTACTAGTCCTGCTCAAGAATCTTTGCGAAAACTTGATCAGGGTAATGGTTCGCTTTCAGTCGAGGCACAAGTTAATGAAGCACAATCAAAAACAGAACCAACACCTGAGGACCGTTTTAGTCCTATAAAATATACGCATGAAGGCGACTATTTAGAAGCTGAACCTCAGAACAGGCAAGGGATTGAAAAAGCACCAATCGAAGGAACTGTAGAGCCAGAACAGGGTAAACTCCCAACATCACAAGAAACAGCGAATCGCCAAGAGCGTGAAAAACTTTTTGCTGATCTTGCCGCGCAACCTGAAGGCATTGAACAAAAAGATATTATCTTTGCTGAAGATGGCAGGCCTAAGCAAGAGGCTCAACAACGAGTAGAGAAAGCAGGCCGTGACGCTGAGAACTTATTGCCACATAAAGATATAATTTTTTCAGGTGATCAAAGTGGTGTAAACGTTCAAAAGGACGGACAACCATTTAAGAGCAAACGCGATGCATTGTTAAGCAAAGAGGCGCGTGCAGCACGTAGAGCTGGCGATAAAACTAAAGCTGTTTCCTTTGATAATGGTTTTGGTTGGACGATTAAAAGTCCCGCTCAAAATAAAGGTAAGGGCACTGAGTCCGCATCAGAAGAAGCCACAGGACAACAGGCCGACATTAAAGGCGAAATGATAGATTCTGAATGGCAGGCTTTTTCACCACAAAGCCAAACTAAAAAAATACCGCGTGCTGAAATGCCACAAATTAAGGCGGAAAATCGCGGCGCCATGGTTAACTTTATGAAAGCTAGAGGCATTGAGCACAAGCAAGATACAGTTTCAGCACAGTCTTTAAAACCAACACAAGCCGAGTTCTCACCTAACAAAGTTACACAAGCTAAAGAATACGAAGGTGGCGAGCGTTCGATTTTAGTGTCGAATGATAACCATATATTAGATGGTCACCACCAATGGTTAGCTGCTAGTGAAAAGAATAAGCCTGTTAAAATAATTCGTTTAGATGCACCAATAGAACAGTTAGTGTCACTGGCAAAAGAAATGCCTAGCACTCAAACTCAAGACAATACTGGTAAGCTAACTGTTGCTGATAGTGAAGAAGCTACCACTTCTGGTGAATTAAATGGCGATATTGGTAAATTACCTAAGCAAAAAGCAGAAGAAAACACTGATAATGGTAAATCAATTGAACAAGACCCGGTAACCCTTGAACAAACAAACGGATTACCACCAATACTGAAAACATCTAAACGTAAATGGCTTCAAACTGAAGCTAAAAAGCAAGGCCTAAAAAAAGATTCACCTGGCTATGACGCTGCGATGAAAAAACTAGATGAAGGGTATGAGTCAGCTGTTGATAAAGCGTTTGCAGAGCAGTCTTTTGAAACTTATCAGCGGTTTAATGCTGACACACCTGAAAGTATTAATCGGCAGGCTTATAACGAGTTAAGAAAAGAGTTCGGCATAAAAGATAAAGAGCCGCCAACTTATGATAAGACACCAGAGCAAAAAGCAGAGCCGCCACAGAGCGGCTTTTCTGTGCCTAGCGAACAGGAAAGAAAGCAAACAAGTGATTCAGAAGTCATTGAAGATTTCGGTGAAAAGTTAGGTGGTGCTCGTAAAGATTTATGGGGCGGGTTTGCAGAAAGCCTTGACGAAAAATCAGACTCAATAAAATCGAAACCACTTAGCAAAGCCTTGCCTCAACCTGATTATCAAAAAATGTCAGATGAAGGCGCAGATCCTAAAGCATTAACTTTTATTGCAATGGCTAGAGGAAGCATACCTTCAAAACCAAAATTGAGTCATAAGGTCAGTGACTGGGCTGATTATGTAGATAAAGTTAAGCAATCGATTAATCGAGTTTTGAAAGAAGGAGCAGATCCCGAAAGTGAAATTAATTTACTTAGCCACTTCATGCGCAAAGGGAGTTTGAATGGAGCTAAAGAGGCTTTAGGCACAATTGCAAATGCGAACCCTGCAATTTTGAAAGAGGCGTCGAAATACCGCATACGTTCTGCAAAATATAGCTTGTTCAATGGTAAAGAGCACAAGCCAGCTAAAACGTTTTACACAATTGAAAAGCAAGGTCGCCGCATAAGCTTAAATAATGCAGTTGAAACATTAGAAGATGCGCAAAAGCAGTTAGCTGAAATAATTAAAATTGAGAGTCAATCAACAAATAGACAAGCAAGACATTCCAAAATAAATGTGTTTCGTGACCGATACACGGGCCAAGTTTATTTGGGCTGGAAGGGCGCGAGTGGTGTATTGAAGATTCAAGACTTCAAAACGCCGGCCGAAGCTCGGGAGCATTTAAGCTCTAACAGAGATGCAGTTGAAGAGAAGCTGCAGAAATTAAAGTCCACACCGAATATGCGTAAGCCGGTGAATGCGGAACGAACAGGACCTGAAAGACACTCTGATAATGTTACACCTGGTACGTTTACTGAAGCATTTGGGTTTCGAGGTGTTGAATTTGGGAATTGGGTTGAACAGGGTAAGAGACAAAAGGATCTCAACCAAGCATATGATGCATTGATGGATTTAGCAGAAGCGATAGATGTGCCTCCGAAAGCGCTTAGTCTAAATGGCCAGCTTGGCCTTGCATTTGGTGCCAGAGGAACGGGTGGCAAAGAACCTGCGGCAGCACATTACGAATCAGGCAATATGGTTATTAACTTAACTAAAAAGTCGGGTTCAGGCTCCCTTGCTCATGAATGGTGGCATGCACTGGATAATCACTTTGGTAAACAAAAAAATAGAGGCTCAGATTTTATTACAGAATCACCATACCACTTAAAAGGTGATGAGGTTCGTCCAGAAATGGCTGAAGCGTTTAAGAGAGTGCGAAATGTTATTAATGCAAGCGATTTACCCAGCCGGTCATTGAAATTAGATCAACGTAAATCTAAGAAGTATTGGTCTACAAATGTTGAAATGACAGCGCGTTCATTTGAGACATTCATAATTGATAAGTTAAAAAAAGGCAAAATCACAAACGATTATTTAGCAAATGTAGTAAGTGATGAAGCTTGGAGTGCGGCGGAGTCACTTGGCTTTGAAGATGGCAATACATTCCCTTACCCATTGAGTTCAGAGCAAACCCCAATCAATGAAGCCTATCAAGCATTGTTTGACACAATAGAGCATAAAGAAACGCCTGAGGGGATCAAGTTCTTTTCTAAATCTAATGCTAAAGAAAAGCCTAAAGGTGTTGCAAAAGGTGATGCTGAAAAAAAAGCAAATAGTTTCATAAAATCTTTGAATGGCGCCAATGGAATTAATGTTCATGTACTTGAATCAACAAACGATGCTGAGAAGCTATGGCGTATGAGTTTAAGTGACTCAATCGTTAAGGGGGCTTATAACGATAAAACTAAAACGGTCTATGTAATTGCAGAGAATATTGAAAGTGGATCTGATTTAAAACGAACTTTAGCACATGAAATTATCGCCCATGGTGGTTTAGACACTGTTATTGGTAAGGAAGCGCATCAAGAGTTCTTAAATCGCATAAAGAAAACGAAAGGTCGAAAAGCATTTGAACAATATTGGAAAGATGCCAATAAAGATTATTGGGATTCCAGCGATGACGTAAAAGCAGAAGAGATCTTTGCACGATTTGTTGAAAATGAGCCTAGCAAAGGTGAGCTTAAGTATTGGTGGCAGGCATTAAAGCGTTGGCTAAAAGCACAACTTGATAAAGCAGGTATTATGTATCGTGAAGATGATGAAATTACTCATATGCGCGAAATGCTGCACAGTATTGTTAAAGGCTTTAAATCGAGAAGTGCTCCTTACACCGACTCAATAGGGGAGTTGGCATACAGCCAGAAGGGGAACAAATTTAGTCAAACGACTACTTCAGATAACCGCACTGCCAAAGAAAAGCTGGGTTTAACTGAAAATGCTCAGAAAACCTTGTCAGATAAAGCGAAAGAGCGAACGGCTGAAGTTATGGAGACTTTAAAGAGCGCTCCATTTTGGAACCGTTTGAATGAAGGTATCTTTGATGGGCTTGCAGGTATTAAGCAAGCTGAGGAAGCGATTGGTGTAACAGATCCAAATAAACAAGGCTATGTGAGCGCACGTTTGGCAGCAGGGGTTTCTGACGTTTTACACGGTGTATTCAATTATGGTGCGCCGCAATGGAAGGACGGGATCATTCAACGCAAAGAAAACACGAAAGGCTTACTCGAAGTTTTTAGTATGGTTGAAAACGATCTAAATGATTGGTTAGCGTGGATGGGGGCTCACAGAGCTGAACGATTAAAGGCACAAGGAAGAGAAAATAATTTATCAAAGGCTGATATTGAAGAGCTCAAGTCACTAGCGAAAGGAAAAGAAAAACTCTTTGAAGAGGTTAGAGCTGAGTACAATAAAATCAATTCAGCTATTCTCGATGTAGCCCAAGGTGCTGGACTCATCAATACGCAACAGCGCAAGTCATTCGATGAAGAATACTACGTCCCGTTTTTCCGAGATATGGGTGAAACTGATCCAGAAATGGATGCAATCAAACGCTCTATCGTCGAGCCTCACACTCGAAAAGGCATTGCAGGCCAGTCTGCGCAAATTAAAGAACTTAAGGGCGGCAAGCAATCTACCAAGGACCTATTAGAGAACATTATCACTCGCCAAAGCACTTTAATAGAAGCATCACTCAAGAACAAGGCGATGCAGGAAGTCGTATCAAATCTTGATGGTACTGACTTTATGATCCATGAAAAAAGCGATGACGCTAAAAGCATGACGCAAGAAGAGTTGAATCGAAACAGCAAAGTACGGGTTATGATAAACGGTGAGCCACAAGCTTACTTAGTTAGTGATCCAGCTCTCATGCGCTCACTTATTCAAGTGAACAGCTCGGGTAGCCAGAACATCGTTAATAAAATCGGCCGTAGCGCAAAAAGGTTTTTAACTGCAGGTATCACATTATCACCTGACTTTATTGCAAAGAATTTTATTCGTGATGCGGCGCATGCTTGGATGATCAATAAAGATGGCTTCAAATTCGCTGCAGATAGCGTTAAAGGTTTGAAAAAGGCGTTTAAGGAAGATGAAGCATACAGGGACCTTATATTCAGCGGTGCAGCTTTCCAAGGTGGTTATATTCATGGAGCAGATCCAGAAGCTGCTGCACAGCAAACTCGTAGAGCATTAGCAAAGAAAGGCTTGTCTGAGAACGAGATAAATACTTATCTAGGCAGTTTAGTGACCAACGGTAAGCAGCTACTAGAAACATACCGAAATATAAGCGACAAAGTTGAGAATGCTAACCGGTTAAGCACTTATGAAGCGGCATTAGCAAACAATAAAAGTAAGCGACAAGCAGCTTTTGAAGCGAAAGACTTAATGGATTACAGTCTAAAAGGTAATTTTACGACAATTAATTTCATGGTTGATGTATTGCCATTCTTCAATGCTCGATTGCAAGGCATGAGCAAACTCGTCAGAGCGGCCAAAGCACAAGGTGATGATCAGTTAATTAAAGTGCTAAGTCGTGAACTGGCAATGAAAGGTATTAAAGTCGCAGCGTTTAGTCTTGCATTGTCTATGTATAATGATGATGACGAACGTTACCAGGCATTACCTGATTGGGACAAAGATGCTAACTGGCATTTCTTTACTGGTGATGATCATTGGCGCATTCCAAAGCCATTTGAGTTAGGCGTGATTTTTGGCACCATACCTGAGAGATTGTTTAATTATGCCGCGGGCAACCAGAGCAGCAAGGATCTGCAAAAATCATTAATGCATGCAGCCCTAACAACGATGGCATTAAACCCTACACCCCAATTTATACTGCCGCTTGTTGAAACGTCATTAAACCGTTCATTCTTTAGAGATGCACCAATTGAAGGCATGGCAGACCAAAACAAACAAGCCCAAGACCGTTACAGTGCTTTTACTAGCGATACAGCAATAGCATTGGGCAAGACGCTTGGTTGGTCACCTAAGAAAATTGAGCATGTGATTTTAGGTTATACCGGTACGATGGGGAGTTATGTTCTTGGAATCAGCGATATGATTGCGAGACAAGCCATTGGTAAGGTTAATGCTGAAACACCACTTAATAGATACCCGGTGATTAAATCTTTTTACCAAGGTGACACACCCAAATCAAACACTAAGTTTGCAAATGAGTTCTATGATGCGCTTGATGCTGCTAATCAAGCCTATGGAAGTTATAAGCGCGCTATGGAGCTTGGTGATACTACTCGCATTAAGGAGCTACTTGAAGATGATGGTAGCAAACTACGTTCTAGAACGGGATTAGCAAAGGTTCAACGCTCTATATCAAAGTTAACCAAAGCTAAGAATGCAATTAATGATAGTAGGCAATTAACTAGTTCTCAGAAACGCGAGCAGATAGATAAAATACAGCAACAAGTAAATACTATATATCATAAGGCTTACGTAGCATTTAAGTTGGGTGAGTGATATGAAAAAGCCCGCTCAATAGCGGGCTTTAAACATAAGTCTTAATTAGTTAAAGAGACTCTAACTCTTTAACTTTCTTAATAGCTGCTTCAAATTTGGACTTGTTTTTCTCATCCCACTTAAAGTTGCTTAGACCTGGAGCCGGAGCTGAGGCAACAACATCACCATTGAAAAGTTGCTTAGCAATTTCATCATGAATTTTACTTTTAGATAAAGGCTCACCAATATCGTTAGCAGCAGTTTCTATGTTTAATTCCATAAAATAACCCTCCGTAAGCATCGAATCAACGATGGTGTTGTAATCATTGTTTGGTACACTGACATTATTGTCGTCACTTTCAAAGCATACATATTTCACAATATCACTGGTATGTAGGTCTAGTGTCGATGCAGTCTTGATCGCAAGGTCTGTACATCGGTTCAAGTTCCAGCACTGAGCAGCATACAAGTTGCCTGAGCCTGAAAAAACAGAAATAACTTCATCTGTTTCTTTACAAAAGCATAAATACTTATGTCCTGCATCAAAAAGTACTTCGTTATTTTTTTTGTCAATTATCAGCAGACTAATAGCCTCTTTTCCTGAACTATCTTTAGTTTCTGGTAGTTTGCTTGTGTCCAAGCTGTTGAACCACCAATCTTTCCATTGAGCTATTAATTGCCCATTTCCTGCAAGAATAAGAACTGCATTTTCAAGATTAGCTATTTTCTCAAACTTAGCAATATCAGTATAGAAAAAGTAAACGTTACCATCAGAAAGTCTTGCCTTTGCAGACCAACGCGTATCAGAAGCAACACGTTTGTTATAGATATCGTAAATTGTTGTTGTCATTGTTTCGCCACAAATTCCATTTTGTTGCATCTTACCTAAGTCAAGCAGATTTTCCTAGTAGTTCTTAAAAATTGAAAAAACTTTATACTAGTTTAGCTTAATCTAGTATGAAGTGGGCTTTAAAAAATATAGTTCAACATCTTGTTTGGATTTTATTTGTTTTAATTGAGTACCTTTGGAACAATACTATTTGATTGGAATTTGAAGATAAGAAATGGCTGGCAATTTAAGGCAGGTCCAATACTAAAATTGGACCTGCCCAATCGTCCAAAGCTTCTGGCCCTTGGGTAGGGGGCCTCCACATATGGAATGTCCTTAAAAGGATGTAAAATGAATAAGCAAGTAATTCAGTACATAATTTTGAACAACTCAAAAGTACATAAAACGACACCCCATCGTCAACTAGTTTTAACTTATTTAAAGGGAATTTATATGAAACTATTCATTTTTTTATCGTTATCCATGATTTCTATATCATCTGCAGCTCATAGTGGGCGAACGAATTCAGAAGGTTGTCATAATGACCGCAAAAATGGTGGCTATCATTGTCATGGCGCAAAGACAAAGTCCTATACAAATAAATCTACTTTAGTAATCACGCCAACTTCTCCATCAGTTCTAACAAGTTACAACAGAAAAGATTGGCCTCACTGGGTAGATGCAGACTCTGACTGCCAAGATACTCGAGCTGAGATACTGATCCGCGACTCTCGAGTTCCTGTAAAATTTAAAAGAAATAAAGGCTGTAATGTTTCATGGGGCGAATGGTTAGATCCATATACTTTACAAGTTTTTACTAAAGCATCTGATTTAGACATTGATCACGTAGTTCCTCTAGCTCATGCACATGAAACAGGTGCTGCAAATTGGACTCGAGAACAAAAGCGGTCTTTTGCGAATGATTTTGAAAACTTATTAGCGGTTGAAGATAATTCAAATCAAGCTAAAGGTGCTAAATCACCATTAGAATGGATGCCGAAAAATAAGGCATTTCATTGTGAGTACCTAATCAGGTGGAGGGCTATAAAATTGAAATACAATCTTAAAATAACAATTAAAGAAGCAGAATTTTTAGTTTCAGAGTTGTCAGCATGCGAAGATTAA